GAAGTCAAGCCACTCCCCACATATGGTTAATGTTATGTTCCGGCTTTCCATAAAATATATATATTATATTATTATGCTGTTGCCGAGGTTCTAATCCCTCGGAGAATATCGGTGGTAATCTCGTACCTTATATAGAGTCTCCGATTAGTTTAACCAACAGAATTTCAGCCGCGCCCCGTAGTTCGTGTTCGAGTTCGAAGATGCATTGTTCGCGTTCGCATAAGCGAGACCGCTGTTCGCATTCGAGTTGTTGCCAGACCGCAAAACACAACGGCGCGTGGGATTGTCCACCTTCTATGTTTTAAAGAGTTATACTTCCAAAACCTGCAATACTTAAAGAGGCCTCCATCCCCATTGCTCTGAATACACGCGCAACAGTCGAAAGTGTCAGATTCCTACCACTTTCTATTTTCGACACCTGTGCACGCTGAACACCAATCTTCTGGGCTAGTTCCTCTTGTGTCATATTTTGGGATTTCCGGGCTTTCTTAATAGCCTCACCGATAAGGAACGACTGCAATTCAGCCTCATATTTATCCCTATGTGGTGTCCCGACTTTCCCAATGTGCTTATCCTTAACTTCATCAAGGGTATAAAATTTAATCGTTTCCATATCACTATTTTTTTGAGTTGAAATACAATTTTCTAATAGCTTCCGCTTTGTTAATCTCTTTACTTGGGGTCTTTTGTGTCTTTTTGACAAATCCATGCGTAGCAATAACTAATGTTTCCGCATCAGTATCCCAAAAAGCCAACAAACGATATTGAATACCTTTATAAAGAGTGCGGAACTCCCAAATATCCGTACCATCCAATTTTTTAAAAAGGTCTTTATCCATATATCCATTGGCAACCTTATCTACATTATAAACAATCTTGTCTTTAATGTCTTGGCACAAAGTATCAAGAAAGGCATCTGCCTCGCTTGACATTATCACTTTGAATCTTGCTTTCAATTCCATACCTTGTTATTGCATTGCAAAGATACAAAAAATGTTCCATATATAGAACATTTTAAGGCACAAATATTCATGCTGCTCTATAATATATTACCCAACCTACATTAGAAAAAGAGAGAGGGAGCAGTCTCCCGTTGGTCGACTCTCCCTCTGACGCTTTTTTCGCAAGAACGAGTTTCGCTCTATTCAATTATTACGAATTTTCCGCGGAAGGCCAGCCGCGCCCCGTAGAACGTGCTCGAGCTCGAAGATGCATAGTACGCGTACGCACAAGCGAGACCGCTGCCCGCATTCGAGTTGTTGCCAGACCGCAAAACACAACGGCCTTTGCTACTATTGATCCAATAACCAGCCGCATAATGAGTAACATACTTACTCGTATCTGCATTATGAACCCTGCTTGGCAAAATATCGCATTTTGCTCCATGTACCAAGCGTACCACACAATTTGCATTGGAAGATTCAACTGATTTCACTGTACGTTCAGTCTTTTTCACAGGATCATAAATATGGGCTATATAATCCGAAGGATACGAACTATCAGTATCAATACATCTTGCTTTGTAGAATGTTTCATAACTTGGGATATTAAATGCAATATAATCCATCCACTCTGAATCACAGCCTACATAATGCTTCAAACCAAGTATAGAATTAAGAGAATTGCCAGCATTACTACTATCTGCCATACCAATGGAATCCAGCTTATTTAAAATAGCGTCATGTCCTCCATTACCGACTACAGATTGTTCGTTGGTTGTTCCGTTTAATGCCCACCAAAGATTACTAATCTCTTTGTGTTGTTCATAATCCTGTAATTGGTAACCTGCACCTCTCAAACGGGAAATATTCTGGAAATCCTTTGCTGTGTAGTTTAAGGTAGCAATCGGCATCTCAATAGGATTACCACTACTATCGTATTTCCATTCACCTGACGTAGTGGATGTACCATTACCTTTCTTTGAGCGTACCTCGCCAGAAAGACTTCGTGGCATCTTCAAACCGTCAATAGTAATAGGATAAACACCTACAAGACTGTCATTATCACCTACTGTATGTTCAGTCCATTCCGGCTCAAGAGCCTCAATGCTGGCACTATCCACAGAAAGACACTCAACATCACCAATGTCGCGAAAAGAAGTAAAATAGAACCATTTTGCACCGCTAGGTACATCGCAGAATACACACTCACCTATAGAAAAGTCAAAATACGTATGACTTACGGACATAATGAATATACCAAGTACACAATTACCTTCATCAGTGAATACACCACCTAGTCGCGCATGATTCAATCCCGGCCATTTCACCTGCTTCATACCTTTTACGTCCATCTTATAGCTGTTAGTATTAGAAGCTGTAGATATAACATCCTCACTCATAACCTCACCAATAACAGCATCATTCGCATACACTCCAGTATTCTCCTTGTACAGAAGTTCAGAAAGTTTAGCCTTCTTGCTGTGTAATGCAGTTGAAATAGGCTCGTTTTCCGTAACAGAAGTAATAAAATACTTCACTTGGTTCTTATAATCATTTACGCCCTTATACCAATAGTGAGGAGCATGCCAAAATATATCAAAACCCTCCCCTGCCGTATCTGCAACATCAAAGCTACTACCATCTTTCAGATAATTAAAGTCTGTATCACTCAACTGTACACCTTCCATTTGATTCTTCTTCGTGTTGAACGAGCATTTAAAAGCATGGCAACCTTTCTTTATAGCAAGAGTATGCCCACTAGGAATATATGTGTTACCGTAGTCTTCACCTGTCTTGTTTTCAGGATTGCTGTACTTCTCACATGAATCGTTATCCACAACATCATTGATTTTCACAATAGAAAATTGCGAATTATGGAGCTCTAACTGTGGAAAATATGCAGTAAGGACATTTACTTCACTCTCTTCTACAAGTTCACTCAATATCCAACGTCCTGTAATACCACTACATTGTCCACTCTCATCGTATGCGTTCCCGTTTGCATCAAGCCCAATTGCTCCACTATCCTTTATAGAACGTAACAAATCAACACTAGCAGTTGCATTTACATTAGGAATACGTACAGTTCTGATCGCACTCGCATTAATTATCTGCTCTAAAAGTGTCATAGCATCCACATACGGACATTCATTTACGAATATCTTTGCTACCTTGCCTACACCTCCTAGCGTAAGTCCTCCGGGATAAGTCAGGTTTGGCAAATTGTCCAATACAAGTTCCGTCATCGTATCGGGCAGCGTCAATGTACTAATGGGAGCAGTTTCTGCAAGGTCTATGGTCGATAACCCTGTGCCATCCGCATATACTTTCTCCAAACGTGGACACTTCGATGCGTTAACGCTCAATAGTTCCGTATGCCGCACATCGAATACCCGCAAGAACGGCATATCGCCCAAATCAAGATTGGTCATATAGCCAGTGTTACCAGGCGACATCGTCCAATCTCCGTGCGTGTTGCTACCAAGGAAAAGTTCCTGCAACAACACCATCTTCGACAATGTATTACCGAATTGAGGGTCAATGCTGATTTCACTCAAGTCAATCATACTCATACGGTCGGCTTGATAGATGTAGAGCATGATGTTCTCGCCATGTTGGAAATTACTGAACACACCCTCTTCTCCAGCTTTCAGATAGATGCCCTGCGTGATGTTTCCACTGTCGTTACCAATTCCGAAGTAGCCTGTCTTTGCAGCCTTAAAACGGATAACCGCCCCCTCTTTCGCACCGATACGACCGCCTATATAACCGCTCTCTGCTTTGAAGTCGCCACAACGGTAGTAGCCGTCGCGGATTCTCCAACGTTGTTCGATGAACGCCGGTAGAGAAGTAAGTCCCAATCCCTGCAAAGCATAGAAATAAATATCGCTGTATCCGGTGTATTTGATGTACTTACGCTCTCCGTCGTAACTTGACACCACTTTTGGCCACTTCTTCAATATTTCCGTAACGAAGTAATGGAGCGCACCTTTCGGAGAGAATGGCCCCGAACCAATGCCGAGCGTGTCCGGAAGTGAACGCATGGTGTCAGCGATAGCCGAAAGCGTAATGGTGTTACCGTTTTGATCCACCTCCATAGTCTGCTGTCCGCGTATGTCGTTCCACAACACACTGCCTCGTCCTGCGTACGCGCTACTCGTCAAGTCGCCAGGGTCAACCTCTGGATCAATGGTCTGACCACCGTCATTGTCCTTGCCGTTACAAGTATCACAATCATACACCTTGTTGCAGTACATTCTTCTGGCTTCCATACCGTTTGCTCCACTATATACTCCGTCTTTCACGCTGCAACCGTCCTCCAAGAACCACATAGGTTGCATATTCTTCGCCTGTTGGTCAACGGCGGCAAGGTAGTCCGTAAAGAGATAGTACGACACAAGGCTGTACGGATTTATGTACTTCCACATCTTCGTTTTCCAAATCTCCTTCCAAGTGTCTTTAAGTTCCTCCTTGGCATAGTCGCAACTGTCGCAGAACACCAACACGTTAAACAAGTCGCAAGGTACTTTGCGTCCCATAGCCAAGTCTATTTGCAGTTGGTCATCGTCTATCATACACTCGAAGTAGCGTGTCCACATCGGATAGGTCGGTTGTCCGAGTTTCAGTTTTGTTACCCACGATGATTCTGCCGTGGTCGGTTCCATCATATCATCAATGCTTCCCACTCCCTGCCACCAGTTCATGGCATCATAAGTCAGCAGTTCATAACCGCTTACAGGATTCAACACCTTACCTGTTATCTGCCACTTGCCATCTACCTGCTTCATTTCTCCGCTTTGTGCAGTCCAAGCACCGCTCTCGTATGCCATAAAGCGGTAGTTCTCGCCACAATAAAGGGAGAGCATATAGAGTTTACTTTTGTCTGTGGTACTATCGCTCTTGAAGCGTGATTCAATTTCATCAAGGGTTTCGTCTCTTCTGCCGAAGTATTCGATGAAGTCGCCATAGTTCAAACACCCTTTGTTGTAGCCGGGTGTGTCTTTGAAACCGAGTGCCACCTGCTCGCCTTTATCCTCTTTCCAATTACCTTTGGCATGGAACCAAGCATCGGTAAGACTTTCCATAGTCGAACGGAATGCGGCAATCGGGTGGTTGGCAGTCGAATGGTTCATCGTCAATCCGCTCAATGATATGTCTCCTTTTACCCATGTTCCGTCAAAGGCACGTTGTGCCGGAGTCAGATAGTTGTTGCCAAGGGCACGATATGTAGCATTCATAAGGTTACAAACTCCGCAGTCATTGGCATTGCTACTATCGGAATAGTCCACCTTTACCGTGATGATTTTCACAGGTATAGAATTCTCGCCTACACGTACATAGCCTAATTTCATCAGGTCATACGAAACCTTTGCATCTTCGTTGGTATATTCCGGATAGATAGGAGAAACTTCCCAACCGTCATTCTTCTGAAGATAGAAACGGTCATTCTTGATAGGGCGCTTTGCCGATGTCGTTCCCTGTCTGCGCCATTGCACATTGATAGCCTTGAAGCTGCGCCAAGGTCGTTTGGGATCATAGTAGAATAGTGTGCATTTGAACTTCTTGCTCGTGTCAATATCTCCGTCAAAGGTGTCAAAAGTCTGCTGATCATTCACAACTACATAGTAAGGGATACCTTTGGCGGCAAGAGATTCAAGAGTCGGACGGTTTTGCGTATCAAGCAAATTCTCCCTCTCATATTCATCAATCATCGCCGTTGTGTCGGTCAGTTTGCACAAGTAATTTCTAAATGCCTGTGCCCACTCGTAGTAACTGTTGTAAGCAAGGATGTAATAAAGGTATAGGTCTCCCTCTGTTCCGTCAAAAGTGACAGTCTTTGAGTTGAGAATAGCTCCGCTGTTACTGATATATCCTATACAGCCCACCTCTTCGCCATCCAAATACAGCTTCATGCATGAATAGTTGCTGCCACCACGGGTTACAAAGATAGTTGAAGGCTCCACAACGATAGCCATAGTGTGCTTTTCTCCGTTCTTAAAAGAGCGTTCTACCAATGCCGGCTGACCTGTTTTGCAGAAAATAGCAACCTTGTTTCCGCATACATAGAATCCGGCACCGCTGTCGGCATCGTAACACTCTATGAGTTTTGAGCTGGCTTCCTTGATGTTCTTGGTCGCAAAAGCGAATTGGAAAGCACAACCACTAACACTTTCTACGGACGGATTTCCGAAAGGACGGTAATCCAATATCTCGGCTGTCACATTCTCGGCAATGCGCAAAGAGCGTTCGTTCAGATAGTCTATAAATCCGTTGCTTGACCAGTTCGCACCTTTGATTTCCATCTTTACCCCATTGTTGATAATGGTGTGGTCACTTTCACTGTTGCTTCGTGTGGAGAAGTCATACCCAAACAAAGCACCGTCCTTGATGGCAATGTCAATGGCACTTCCTTTAACCGTCACTTCTATTTCATTGGTGCTGACACTTCCACTTTCAGCGTGTACAGTAATACTTTGGCTTCCGTCCGCCTTATAGCCGCTTATCTGCTTGTTCACGGTAATCGTTTCAGCAATCATGGCATCAACAGAAGTAACCTTTTCTTCATCATAGAAGACATCAATATGCGTTTCTGTCTTGCCAGGTGTATAGGCAGCTACTTCTACGGTCAGATTGTCATACAGACGCAATGTACCATTGTTCTTGTCATTGAAACGGAGGGCGACAATAGGTGTGCTATTATTCTCGTCTATGCACATAAGGGCTGAATAGATGGTATTGCCTTTTACCCCCGACTTGCTTTCCGTACCGAAGATACGCACAGGATATGCACCATGCGAGAGCCGTTCACCACCACCAAACACATCGTTCGGATTTACGGATATACTCTTGGTATAACTGTCGCTTACCATTGCTTCACCAAGTTTCTTCCATTCTCCGTTGTAGTACATTTCCACGGTCGCAAGTATGGATGATGTGTTATTGGGAAATTTATAAAACTGTCCGATGTTCTTGGCAGATCCACCTACGGTAAGAACAGTGTCACTTGTGTAGTTCAATGCCATAGGCTGCTCCACGGTGATGTCCACGGCTACTACTGTAATGGCTTTCTTCTTAGTATTTCCGTCAGCATCTGTAGCTTGCACAAAGAAACTCTTGCTCGCCGCTCCGCTGAAATAGCCAGTAAAGTCAAGTTCAAACTTGTAGTCTGTGGCACTTGCAGAACCTACGATATTCATGTCCTCGCTAAATAGGGTTAGTCCCGTACTTGCATCAATTATGCTCACATTACGGATAACGCCAAGTGTTTCTACACCTCCCGGATAACTCACACTACGTAGGGCCAGATTAATTTTTATGTCAGAACCGAACGCTACAATGGGAGCGACATCCTCAAAATAAATGGATAGGGTACTGTCCTCGCTGGAACCGCCTCCACCTCCGTTCTTAGGTATTTTCAGTATCACATCTTCTATTTGTCCACCATTCAGGTTCACAGCTTTGTAGTAGATATAATCCTCATCGCTTTCCTCGTCAAAACCAGCGATTGCTTTTTCCTGCATCGCGTAAGCACCGCCTGTTGAAAGTGCATCTTTTCCTCCCTCTGCTGGGGTGTCCGATGTTTCCACCTTGCCACCTCCGTTTCCAAAGGCTACCCACGGCTTCAAATCATCCGGGTTTACATCGCTTACTTCTCGTGTAAATTGATAGGCAAGCCATACAGGTGCACCGTTGGTGTCGCTCTCTGCAGTCTTGAATGTCACTACAATACCGCTCTTAATGTATGCCACTCCGCTCTCTTGCTCAAGGTCAATAATTGCTTTTATGGCGGTGGATAGCGTATATTCCACATCTTTGCACAGGGCGTTTACATTGATTGTGTTGCCAACGCTTTCTCCGTTGGAAGCTCCGAAGTCCGTCCAGTTGCTTTCCTTATTCCAATCATCAGTGATAACCCATTGTTTGGACTGCCAACCTGCTTCAGTCTGAAAGGTAAGCACAATACCTGGTATTTGCAAAGATTCAGCATATTCGGATGTCGCACATCTATCAAGAGCCACCGAGAATGTTATCTTACGATTAGTAAGTCCAAAGAGTTGGTTCACATTTACTACGCTTCGTGCTACTATCTGTTTGTAATGGGACAACAATACGTTCTGGTTTTCCGTAATATCTTCATTGGCTTGTAGCATTTTCTGCTTCAAATCCGCACCCTCATCGCCCGGAAATGCGGTCGAACTTGTATAGCCAAGGGCGAGGTCTGAACCAATGATAACAAGTGCCGAACCGCTCCAACGATAAGTCTTGTTTGTAATTGTGTCAGAATACACCTTATCCGAAACAGGAGTTATCCCGTCAATAGTTTCATTTCCAAACAATTCGGAATCCAGCCAGTTGTTGTAATATACACCGTCATAGAAAAGAACAAGCGAATCGGTGTCCTTATGGTAGTAAATCTTACATCCATCATCCGTTGAACTTTTCCCGATAGACGATGGTTGAACAACCACTTTTTCCACGAAACCGTCGAAATCTTTCACATCATCCATAGAAGCCGGTAAATAACGGCTAGGTACTTTTCCATACTCATTAAGAGGTGCAATACCACCATTTTCTCCTTTCGTTCCCTTAAAGTCATTCAATTGGTTTCCTACCTCATTCGCTTTGGCACTTGCTTTGTTGGCGGTGTCTTTGGTTGTATTTACCTGTTCCTGCAAAGAATTGACACTATTCCCAAGTGTAGTAAGGTTAGTATCTTGCGAGTTATTTTTATCCTCTATATCCGATACATCATCTTGTAATTTAGTAATATCTTCTTGTAGCTTTTCAACAGCTTCGTTAAATTTACCACTGTCTATAGAAGGATTACCACCTGTCTGTCCAGTTGGAACCCACTCGCCTCCATCACCCACGTATATAGGAGCAGGTAAGGAAAGCCCGACAAGTGCCCACCAACCGTCATGCGGAAACGGGTAGGCTGCTTTCAATTTTTCAATAGTAGTAAAGAGACCTTTACTAGCTGCTTTGATATTCTTTGCCTCAAGCCACCCCTCTATTTTTACGTTTCCTTTTAAATGGATTTTACCTTGGACGGTAACATCTCCACCTACTGCCGCATTACGACTGACGGAAACATCACCATCTATCTGTGTTGATTTTATCGAACTCATATTAATACTGATTTAGCTAATTCGTTCAATGCAGAGCTTTTCTCCACATCACCGAACGTTGTTAATACTAATGCGGCAATAGTATATACCACCGCGTCATAACATCGCTGACAAATCTCTATCGCACCGTATTTGTCTATCTTGGGATAAGGAAGATAAACCGCACGACTGACCGTTGCATCCTGACTTTTACAAGAATAAAACTCTAATACCCTCCCCTCTGGTCGTATAGAAATAGCACATACAGGACGTTGTGTAGTGCCACGTATTCCTTTGAACCGGGAAGATTGCTTCTCGTATTCAGGATCGTCGACATTTATAGGATAGAATACTGCACGCTCCCAATCGCTCATCTGGAAAACAACAAAACGCATAAAATCCTCCGGCAATAACACCCAACCACTTTCACATTTCTGCCAATACACCTCATCTCCGAAGTTATGTCCTCCATCGAGTAGATAAGGAGGTGCAGAACTGTGCACACGTTTTACAGCCTCAATAATCTTTGATTTAATGATGTCGTTTAATGCAAGCGTGTCTACATCACCAATTTCTTTCAATACATCACTCGTTGTGTTTTGGTCAAGTGCTATACGAACATCTCCAGCTATCTCGTCAAGATGATATACCGTCATACGCTATTACTTTATTATTACAATCCTTCGAACTCTATTCCATGAGCTGCAGCTTGTTCCAGAATGGCTTTAGTAGAACGCATAGAAGTACGGCTGATACCGAATTTGTCAGCAAGATAATCCTTAGCAGCTGCAATATCACTCATTTTGACCTTGCAAACAGTTTCATCATTCCCTGCCCCTGCGTTATCTTCCGTCTCTCCGTTTTGCTCAACGTTCTCGTTGTTATCCAATTCAGTCTTGTCTACATTCTCAACAGCCGGAATTTCTTTCTGATTCTTTAAAGAAGTAACCTTTTGTTTGTCTGTCGCCTTTCTTTCAGCACTTTGCCCCTGTGAAGTTTGGAGTCTAAACAACTTTCCAAAGTTGTAATGTCTCTCTATTGACCTTTGTAAGATTTCATTATCTGTGGTAAATACACTACTACCATTTGACAAGGGAGTAAACGTTATATGAAAATTCTTTTTGCTTGGAAGCACAACATTAATACTAATATTGGTGTTCGCTATGTAAGTTTTAATAATCATATTGTCGAATGAATTAAAAAAGGGATAGGATTTCTATCCCATCCCCCGATTAATAATTTGATTTATTTATACTCTAATTAAGCAGTTTCTGAACCACTATCTTCTACTGTTGCAGGTGCCTTTGCAAGTCTCATACGCGCATGTGCCTTTGCATAACGCAGATATAAGCAACTTACTTCCTGAATCACTACTGCATCGGTACGACGAATACCCGCTTTCTTCAAGTCAAGCACATTGCGTGCCCAAGACACGTGGGTTTTCTTGGAAAGGTATTCCGGATCCATGGCAAAACCGCAATCACTCATACCATTCACATCAAATAATTCATGATGAATGGTAAGAACTTCTCCGAAGTCAGTATCCCAAGATTTAAATTTCAAGTTCCAAACCTCAACGGTATCTTTCAAACGAAATTTCTCACTCTTAATCTTGGAGAATGCCGAAAGCATATCACTTCCGCAGAATAAAATCTTACGCTTATTACCGATACCAGTACCGACAAAAAGGTCTTTGGTTATATCCACGAGATTTTCATCAGTAATCTCGGCACAGTTCTTTTCGCTGTTCCATTCACCAACCTCGATATCCTTTCCTGCCATCCACCAGATTCCCCCTGTAAACCAGGTATTCATACCGTCCTTGGCAACATGTTTGATAACCTGTTTAACGCCAAACAAGTAGGTATTCTCCATGGCAAGGCGCATATCATATACGCCATCTTCTTCAATATCGGAAAAGTTCCAATTCACTTCTTTGGCAGCAATCTTGTCAAAGGTAGACTGTTCTACCTGTATCATGAAGTTCTGACAGTACTGTGTTTCCGGCATAGGAATATTGTTGAAACGCCCAGTCTGCACATCCAGTTCACCACAGGCCTTTCCCATACGGACAAGAGTCGTTCCTTGCGGAATCTCTGGTAAAAGAATGGGTTGCTTGCTTGAATCATCCATTTTCCCATTTACTGCATAGACTGTCGGCAAATTAGTTGAACTATCCTTTCCGCACACACAAAGTTCAAGGTCAGGAACATTGCTGTCACTTTCTGAATATGCAGTCCCATCCGGTTTAGTAATAGCACTTACACCTACCACACGGATAGTGTCATCCAATGTGAACATATTCAGATCACTCACTGGCAAAGAAACACTTGCACCACCCGTCATTGCTTCCAATTTTTTATTAGTACTACACTTTATTTCGCGTGTACCCACACTATAGTACTTCACCTCAAAAGAATTAGTACTACTTGATTTCGCATAACGACTAATTTGATCAATAGGTGTCGCCATCGGACGAATTTTCACAATGCGCTTATCTACATCGCTTAAGTAAAAATTCGGGTCTCCATTTTCACGACCACCGGTTTCTGTGGCAATACCATCTGTTCCACCCGTACCGTCTGCACCGGCTGTCATTTTACCTGCATCTGGCAGGTTTGATGCGTCAGCCATCATGACACCGCTTGATGCACTCGTCACAAACGCTAATATCATTAGCGTAATGCGACAAAAGAAATTCATTACTTTCTTCATTGCTTGAAATTTTAATTGTTAATAAATGAATTGTGTATCTTTATTTGTTTATTGACCTACGTTTTTCGCCTCCACGTTCCCAAATATTTTGTGCACCATCATATCGACTTATTGCACCAAGATCTGGCATTTGTCGTGAGCCTGCATTACCACCTCCATTCTTTCCTGCAAGATTAGCAGTACCGTCACTCTTGCTCCCTTTGCGTAGTTTTTCCTCAATCTTACTATTACGTCCCTTCACTTCTCCCTCATGACTGGCTGTTTCTACATCGCTATCATGTTTGATAGCCTTGATAGCCATTTGAATACTATCACGAGTGAATTTACCAAGAAGTCCGTCCTTCATAATTCCAATCAGAAACTCCATTGCTTGATCTATTTCATCATCAGAAATACCTTCCTCCTGCTGCATTTGTTCAAGAGTAGAAAGAGTCGCATTAATGTTCTGCTGATACTGTTCTTCAAACTCCTTCTCTTTGGTTATTCGTTCCGCATACTCTTTGTTGGCAGCAGCAAGAGCTTCTTGCTTCTCTGGGTCTTCAAGTGCAGCTTTAAAATCATCACCAAATTTGCGTATCATACCGATGATTGGGTCCTCCCCTTTACGCCAATCAGTGAGAAATGCTGCACTACGTGGATTACTCGCAAAAAGATCGGAAAGTGCTTTTTCCCGTTCTTTATAGCCAGACAATTCTTTGTCCAAACCGTCGTATTCATCGTTAATTTGAGCGAATAATGCCTCGTCGTCGGCAAACTCTTTATCGGGATACTTTGCTTTCAATCGATCTGTGTATCGCTCGCGATTGCTCTTAACTTCCATATTATTAGGTATAATGTGAGAAAAATAAATTTTAGTCTTTATCTACAAAGCAAAAATAGCGAGGGAAAGAAGGATTCCACGTTTATCTTTTTACGCTCCAATCTATAACTTTGGAACATAGATAAATAGAAAAATGAAGCATAAAGGCGCTATAATGGAATACTCAAAGGAACGTATGGACGATTTAATGAGAGCATACGATGAATACATTTCATCATGCGACTATATCCGTATGTCCGAGGTATACAAAATAATAGTCAATATGCCCTCTCGCCGCTTTTGGGTTAGTGACATACGTGCTGCATTGATTATTTCTGCAATGATGAGAGGTAAAACAGATTTGAGCACAATGTGCCCATTGAAAAAAGAGATGTATGAAGAAATTTATAATCGGGTATTTAAGCTTCAAGAAGAATGTCCTGAATTAACTATTTCCGAACTGTGCGCCAAAGTTATTGCACAACCTGCTCCTAAATTCTACCTTACGCCAGGCAGTGCAAAAGTAATGGTATGTAAAGCAAGAAAACAATGGATACAAGAAAAATGGAAAAGATTACGGCTCTTGTAATTTCTACTATTGTTGTAGGTTTGTCATTTTTCAAAGTATGGGATTGGCAAACTGTAGGCATTTACGCAGGAAGTGATATTGCCGGACGTGTATTGTACCCATTTTTTCACGCAAACATTCTGCACGCTTCCCTTAATTCATGGTGTTTGCTTTCAATGGTTTTTATTTATGACATTGGAATATGGCGGTTAGTACTAGCTTACATAATTGCTGTTACGATTCCAGTTGACACTATTGAGTGTTTTATTGGTGAAATGACATCACCAACAGTAGGATTATCGGGAATAGTATTTGTTTTATTTGGCTCAATCTCGTTTGAAGTATTACGCAAACAATATTACCAGTTGTGGATGATATTCTATCTTACTGCAGGTTTCTTATTTCCACACACCAATGCAATATTACACCTATGGTGTTATATGTTAGGTTTCCTTGTGGCTCTGCTTAACAAGCCGATAATAAAAAAGTCACATGATTAAAGGTAATATAAACATAAAAGCCATTACCAATATACTAATAGAGAATGAACGCCGTAATTCAATTATTTATGCAAAATTTAATCCTATTACCGGCGAAGGTTCTGTAGGGGGACGTGTCAAATGTACCATTAGTGATTTTCCTATACGCAATCAATGGCTACCAAAGCGTGTAATGAAAATACCGCTTGTACGTCAACTTGTGGAAGCAGGTTCTATTGCCAAATTCCTTACGGATTACATGGGAGTAGAAGACAATCCGGATGATCGGCTGAAAGTTATAGAGCAATTTGTACGCATACGTAGCCGCGAGGACTTTCCATTTTGGGCAGCTACATTCGTTTATATCAAGAATAAAGGTGGTGGAGAAGATGTATTGTTCCGTCTTACAAGACCGCAACGTCGCTTTGTGGAACGGCTCGAAAAATTACGTATTGCAGGAAAGCCAATACGTATTATTCTACTAAAGGCGCGACAATGGGGCGGCTCTACCACTTCACAGCTTTATATGGCATGGTTGCAACTCCTTCACAAAATAGGACTGAATTCACTCATAATAGCACATCAAGGTGCAGGTTCCGATGAAATCAAAGATATGTTCGACAGGATGATTAAAAAATATCCAGTCGAAATGCTTCACAAGATTGATGAGCTTTACAATGAGAATGAGCCGAAACTTGTAGGAGTGGGTAAGTCGGGTAGCATATACCGTGTTCCTCAACGAAACTGTAAAATTAAAATTGGTACAGCAGAACGCCCGGATAGTTGCCGAGGTGGAGATTATAACCTTGTACATCTTTCAGAAGTAGGTATATGGAAAGCAACGGAAGGTAAGAAACCAGAAGATATTGTGCGGTCGGCCTGTTCGGGTATTCTCCTAAAACCATACACTATGATTGTCTATGAGAGTACAGCGAATGGTACAGGAAATTTCTTTCACAGGGAATATACCGCAGCAAAGAAAGGGGATTCCCAGTTCGAAGCCATGTTCGTATCATGGTTCGACATAGAACAATACACGCTGGCTTTCAATTCGGATAAAGAAAAACAGGGTTTTGCAGAATGGCTCTATAAAAACCGTAACAATGAAAATACTAGTTCCGAACGTGAAGAATGCGGTAAGTATCTTTGGTGGTTATGGGAGAAAGGGGCTACGCTCGAAGCTATCAACTGGTATATAGCCGAACGTAGGAAGTATAATGACCATGGACAAATGGCTGCCGAATTTCCGTCCGACGATATTGAAGCCTTTGTTCATTCAGGAGCGCGTATATTCGACAAATACAAGGTCGATGCAATGCGCAAGACCTGCAAGAAGCCCAAATATGTCGGCGAAGTCTACGCCGATACAGACGAAGGCAAGAACGCTTTGCAGAACTTGCGTTTTATGGAAGACAAACAGGGGTTGTTACATATTTGGGAACTTCCTGAAATAGATGAAAAGGAAGTTGTCACAGACCGCTACCTCACTGTTGTCGATGTGGGAGGCCGTTCCAATAAAGCCGACTTCTCTGTCATCGTCGTGTTCGATCGTCTATTCATGATTGATGGCGACAGGCCAGTCGTGGTTGCCCAATGGTATGGACATTGCGACATCGACCAGCTTGCGTGGAAAGCGGCACAAATAGCAGCGTTTTATGACAATTCGCTTTTGGTGATAGAAAGCAACACGTTGGAAACTCATGATAAGGAGCGGCAAGTGGATGGTGACCAATCCGGATTTATTCTTAACCAAATAAAGGATATATATCCCAACCTGTATGCACGCAAACAATCAGAAGAAGATGTACGCGAGGGATTACCTACAAAATACGGTTTTCATACCAACATTTCCACTAAACCGATGATTATATCAACATTAGTCAAAGTTATTCGTGAAAACCTGTACACAGAACGTGATGAACGTTGTTTGGATGAATATCTGTGTTATGAGAAAAAGCCGAACGGCGCTTTTGGCGCAATTACCGGTAAGCATGATGACTTATTAATGACAAGGGCTATCGGACTGCATATCTGCTTCTTTGAAATGGATACTCCCAAAATTGTACCTCGTGTTGGCCGATTTACTGTTAAAAGAAGAAAGAAAGCTGTTTCGGCAGCAACAATATAAAGTTAAACATTTAATTTAATAAACTAATAAACAATGAACATTATCAAAAAATTACGTGCATCAATCCGTTTAAATGAAGCGGTAGTGCAAGCAGACAAAGCACATGAGGAAACAGGTGAACGTTATTACGTTATGCCCAATGGAAAGAGTGGTAAACTCATCATTATGGATAGATTCAACTTCCGCAAACTGAAACAGAAAGGTTATTTATCTCGTTCAACATTCGTGAATGATTTGGAGCGTGAGTGTTTCTATTGTACTCCTTATAAAAATGGAAGCGGCGCATTACCTGAATTAATTGTGAAACTCAAGCGCAAAGAATATTTCACTTACCTTGATTCACTCAAAAAAAGAAAAAAGTAATGGGAAGTAGATATGACGCAAAACAGGGGATAGACGGCATTGTCACACTTACTAATGACCCTCTAGCTATTGACAATATCCGAAAAATAAAAGCTGGCGATCGAGTTGTGTGTAATGATGATGGAAATTCAGGGACAGTGTTAGCAGTAGACGATGATAATTACGGTTGTACAGTACTATTCGATGATACATTAGAAACATGGATAGAATGCGACCAATTGTCCAAAGAGTAATTTTCTACGGCGAATAGAGCGGGTTTCTATTCGCCGTTTAGAATTTAGCCTTGCATTGCCCCATGCAACTGATTTACAGCTTCCATATTTGCATTTTGTTGCGCTTGTTGGAGCAATTGAGGTGAAAGCCCGTCAGGAACTCTCCCCTGTGCGAGTTGTTCCTTTTGGCTCTTGATACTCTGTAACAGTTCATCGGCAAACGGGAAATCTCCATGTTCAAGCAACTGCTCTACGCTGATCGCTTGGGACTGGTACAACTGCATTAGCATATCATTAGCAAGATGCCTGTATGCCGGTGTTGAAGTACTTTCAGTAATGCTTAAGTCAAATTCTACATCCCGGATTTTCTTCGGGTCATATTCAATTTGCGCACCACTCCTACCAGCAATATTGAACACACGTTTCGTATCATAAAACTGCTGCATGTTCTTCACATCTTTGTATGCCCCGTCCACAACAAAGCAACTAAAACACTCAAGCAAATCTAGTAATGATTTTGTAGCATTCTCTGTCTGTTGATTGTAATGTGATGCACTTTCCCCCGAATATCCCGGCTTTCCCTGCAATGCACCAGTTACCCCCGAAATATCCTCAAAGAATTTCAATTGCATATTCAGTAGTTCGGCAATACCTATGTTCGTGGAGTTGTTGGCTACCTGTTCCGGTACCTTGCCACTTTTGCTTGGTCTGTATACAATGACACCATTGAACTCCGTCCAGCTCTCTGCAATATCGTCAATGCTCACCCCATCAGGCAAAGAATCTTCCGGCATCATCAATACACCTTTTGCGCTTGCCCTCATAATCCAGTCATAAAGCGTTATCAATCGATTGGTGTATCGTTGCTGGTCTATCACATCCGCCACGAATGAGTGTATTTCACCATCAATAAACGGATAAGCTTTAAAAACGTATGGATGACTGCCATGTTCGTAGGGCGTCTCCCCTTCCCTCAATATATCACCGAATGGAGATAGATAATAGAAATACCAGTAATCATCTACAAACCAAGTAGCTTTTATCAACGGTACTTCTTCTTCAGGCATACCCACCTCCTTGGCCATACGTATACGTTCTTCGTTTTCAGCAAGTACTACTCGCACATAATCTTCCTCATCTATCTTGAAAATGTCACCATTTTGGTAATCATGGCAACGGTATCTCGGCTTTTGTTCCTTACGCCATATTTCTATTACCCTGCACCTTCCCGGCTCACTAGTAAAGAGAAAATCGTAATTTTCTAACCGACTATACCCAAATCGCTCTGCGTAAGTGGCTATATAATCCTTTCTTGCAGCCCACTTATAAATATCACGAAGCTCCCGATATTCTTGCGGACTGGAAGCAAATTGTTCACACAGTTGCCCAAAAGATATATCATGTACTTCTCCAAGCACGGACACATCCCAACCTCTAAAATCCCTCATATTGTTATCAATGAAGAAATTGTTCGGCTGTACATAATCCGTCCAGCAGTCTTCTTTCCCATTACGCCAGCCGTATGATTTACGATGAACAATAAAGCCACTGATTAGAAACTCTTCCATACTTCGAGCATACACATCGGGCATTCGGTTGAGTTGCATATTGCATTGTAATATAGTACTCATTGTTTCACCAAGTTTTTGTTCGTCTCTATCACGTGCTGTACAGGTAGGTTCTTTACTTTGGCTGCGGTATACCCCCAATACGCTGCGTACAAGCCGACGAATAAGATTATTTTTCAATGGCACATTACCTTGGCTCTTGATATATTCTTCTTCAGTCATGGATTTACCATCAACACAAATCATATCATCCCATTGAAAACCATAAGTATAGCGTTTATTGCGTTCCCGGTCTTTTCGAAAGTCCTCCATCTGATTCCAATAGTACTGCGCTTCCATTAGAATATCAAATGCTCTGCGGTCACCATACCGCTTTGCGGAAGCAACGGTATCAATTTCAGATAATTCATTCCGTTTCGGCGCAATTCGGCTCATTGGTAACAATTTTCCTTTGCCTTTATTATGCATATTTTCGTTGTTTAATGATTGCTTTGAGTACAAAAGTAGTACCCCAAGCAATCATTTTAGGTTTAACTATTTACGTTCGTCTTGCTCCATCTCTAAAATGAATTTCCGCTTTAACTCATTAATCCTCTTTTCAAGTTCTTCTGCTTTTGAGGTATCTCCGATTTCTTTAGCAGTATCATAAGCTTTCTTTAGTTTTGAGTAAATACGTTCCATTCCTTTCATTTTTACATATTCAGGATCAATGATAATCTCGCTTATCAGTTCTGCTTTCTTCTCCAACGGTAAACTCAAATCACCTTTAATGGCGCTGAATTCACTCGCCTTTGCACGGTATGCATCCAAATAACTAAAGAACTTCTCATCCAGCCCCCTACCTACATTACGTTCATCGCCACCGCTCATCAACATTCGGTTGGCAAGCGGAACATAACGCCAATCAAAATCTTTTTCACCTGTTCCCACATTGATCAAATTACGAATTTGGTTGGTTACAGTGAAAAAGCCGCCGGTGTATTGTTTCAATAGATACTCAATGGCAGCAGGATTCAAGTCAATAGTACCTTTCCTATACTTGCTTCCTCCACTGACTTCGTTCAGTGTTTCAGAAAGGTTTACAAGGTCTTTATTCGCACTCTTATAGGCTTTCGTCCAATTCGGCATATATTTATTGTAGGGTGTATCTTTCCATATCGGACTACCGTACCAACTCTCGTTATTCGATACTTCCACCATCGGCTTGACGCTGCTTGGCCACAACGCTTTTGTCCCCTCCATCATATCTACGGGAAGCAATTGGCTCATCTGTGCCAATACATCGCTAACCTCCAATTTCTCGTTATGGAACAAGGAAGAACCGGTAAGTTCTCCCATCGCATACACAGCTCGGTACTCGATAGGCAAAGGAATCTTTATCCATGCGTTACCGGGCCCCTTGACAATGAGGTTCTGTCTGCGAGTATGTTCGGGTATGTCATAGTAGCTGTCATCGTCATCATCACCTCCAGCCGAAGCAAGTGCGGTAACAAGCATGGCTAAACCATACCATGATGCAACGACAGTACCTATTTTGCCGGGATGCCTCATCGCATACTTCAAGAAGTTTCCGAACGTTCCTTGCAGGGCGGCATTCCAAAAGATATATCCGGCTCGTCCTGCACCCGATACACCGGCTGCTACATTTCCCAACATGGTTTGTCCTTCAGCCCCCAAGAACTTATCACCTGCGCCTTTCTTGTTGAAGTTCACACTGATTTCCTTGGCATCCCAAATACTGCGGTCTATTGTCCGTCCCGCATTCCTGCTTGTTACAAAGGCGGCAAATCGAGCACGCATCTCTATACCTCGTCCCACTTCGCCTATCCAGGTAGCCATACATTCACGTACCACATGGGCAGGAATTTTTTCATTCGCCGCTTTCAGCATCTTCTTGATTTCTTTCTTATGCTCGTCAATGTCTGCCATTCTTGAAAATCCTGTCTCGCCACCGTTCATCATGAACTGATAAAACATTTTCTCTATTTCATCATTCATATCAAGCGTTCCCCTGCAGTATTTATCCAATAACATAACCATTCTTACAATAGGTAACTTCGCAAAGTTCATGTTATATTGAATAGCATATTTCGGACTTTCCTTAACCCACACCATAGAATTAGAATATACCATATCACGCAAGAAGTTACTTGCAATAAAGTCCGGCTGTAATGTGGTGTACAATGAGGACAGTGTTCTATTCACATCTCCAATGAGATGTACAAGCTGACCGATACTTCCGCTGATATCATTATCCGGGTTCGTCTGTCCGTTCAATGCTTGTGCAGCTCTCGGATTACCGTTGATGGTAATCACATAGTCTCTGCCGTTTCGCTTCACCACCACTTGATGCTGTCGCAAATTACGGTTCTCTACCACACGGTACGGAATGTTTATCGCATCCTTGCCGTGCTTGTAATTATCGGGGGCAGATTCAGCAAGCTGCTTCATCTTATCCTCAAATTCGTTCATCTTTCGCTCTACCTCTTCGGGACTATCGTTGATGTCAATATTGTCGGGGAATATCGGCTTCCATTCATCAGCAACCGCATCATACTGCAACCACAAATCACTCACACTAACAAGGTCGCTCGGATGGTTGAGGGCAAAGTTCAAGAACTTCTGCTTCACGAGTTTGTTGCGGTTTCCCTGCATAATGGCACTCTCGGCCATGGATTGTAGGTTGGCAAATGGATCGTCTGCTTTAGAGCGTCTTCCCTCTGCTTTCTTGATAGGTGCATTGAACAGACTCTGCTTATGTGTAAGGTAAGCGTATGCTTCAGAACTCGTTTTTTCATCAAATCCACGCAAAGGGATATAAAACTCATACATATCTCTTACACTGTCGTAGGTTTCCTTGCTCATCATTCCGCATTCGTAGGACTTGGAAAGGACTGCCTTGCTGACGGCATTAACCTTGCTCCACAATGCGGTGGTGTCGTGTGCGTTTTCGTACTCATCTACCATAACCTGTGCTTCGGCTTCTGCATCTGCGATCTCTTCCATACCTGCGAGAGCGGTAAGACCTGCATAATCACGCTTGCGGCACTCGTCGATAAAGTCTTGCAAGGTCTTTGTACTCTTCGGATGCTGCTTCTGATATTCCGCGAAGTCCTTTTGTGCATCACGCTCCGCCATTACTCTATTGCGTTCAAGACCGTGTTTAGCCATCATATAATCGGTCAGTTCCTCGCGCTCTGCTGTATTATGCGCAAGTTTGGCTACCTCTTCAAGCATTGGCTTGAACAATAGGTGCGCAAAGGCATCGGCTTCGGCTTTGTTCACACTTGATAAGCGGTTCTCACCTAAGTAAGCATTTTCAAATCCATCAACATCTTCCATTCGGGTATTCTTGCCGAGGATTGCGGTCATTGCTTCTTTCAGACCAAGCATACTATCCTGCAAGGCTTCCTGTGACTGATACATTCCACTCTTCACACGTTGTTCATATTTTGCTCGTGCCAAAGTACGCTCGTGTATTTCGGGATCACCGTCTCGGTTCAGTACATCATCGGTTGAGGTGTCGGCAAATTCGCCAACCCTCAACTTGTGCTGCATAGCAATGTCGGCAGCTTCTCCGAACAGGTTGCTGTGCTTACCTTCTTTCAGATTTTCATAACTACGCCAAAGGATATAACGGAGTTCATTATCCGTCAGAGTAACCCCTCTAAAATCGGAAAAGCCCAATTTGTCGAGCATTTCAAAGAAGAATTGTTTTATCCTCTGCCACCAACCGTTTTTACGTGCTTCCTCGAAATTAATGTGTTCGGCAAGTCCGGCAAGGTATTCTTCGGTAGCCTTGCGGAAATCCCAACCATTCTTTGTTGCAAGTTCTACAATTTTTCGGCGTACGTTTTCATCGGCATTGTTGAATATATTGTCGAGGAAAGTGTCAAAGTGAGTACCGAACATCTTGCGTAGTCCATAGTGAGCGACTGCTTCATGCAACAAAGTTTGTTCCACGTCAGCAAGGTTTGTATTGTTTGGTATCACAACGCTGATCTTTCCCGTACTCTTAGTGTAAAAGCCACGTGCACTTTTAGTCTTGCCTTTTAATCCGCTCACATTCGTGACCACCTCTACATTGTCAAGATGCAGTAATGCTGCCAGTTCTTTCACACGTTCTGTCATTTGCTTACGAAGTACTTGGGGGCTAATGTTGTTGGTACGTTCAATCTCTGCATTAAGGGCATTGATTTGAATATCAGTTACCGCACCTTCTTGTCTGTGCTGTGGTTCTCGTCCTGCTTTCTCTACTATTATATCAACCTCCGACGGTGTTAACAGTCGCTTCACGCGCATAGCACCTGTTATAATCCACGGATCAGTTTCGGGGTTAGGATTGGTACGGTAGCGGTATGCACCGTTTTCGGGAACACGTGGCAATCCTGCCAATGAATGTTGGAACTTGCCGCTTGGATTGATACCATAACTCATTGCTTCTTCCTGATAGTCCACATCATTAGCATATTCAACTTCTGCCCATACAAAATTAGCAGGGAACAACTCCTTATTACCGTTCTCGTCAATACGATTGAATTGTAATGCGTATGGAATCTCGCCCAAATGCCACCCTGGACGATAAGCAAGTTTTCCACTTCCGCCCTGCGTGCCTTTACCACCTGCTCGTCCCGTCTTGCTCTGTCCAGCAATAGGAGCAGCATCAGCATCGAGCCATACACCCACGGGCGTTGCAGCCCCGTCAGGATTAGCAACCATAGGAGGATAGAGTTCTCCATTTTTCAAGACGAATACCTTATACCCTATGCCTGTTTTCTTCGGTGCAGCACTTTGACGGATGCGATAAAGCGTATCGCTGTCACGCAATAGTTCATCTTCATCTTCAGAAGTGAAAATATCAGAAGCAACCTCTACTGTCTCATCCATTTCTGCATACTTGGCTTCTTTCTCTGCCATCTCCTTCTTCATCAGCTCGGAATATTCTTCCAACTGCGATTTCGCTTGTGCCAATTCTTCTTCATACTCAAAAGGTTTTCCCTCTCTTGACAGGAGTTCTTTCAATTCGGCCTCATTGTGTTTCTTGCTTCGCTCAGCGGCTTCCAATCTTTCGGTAAAGTTTTTTCCTGTAATCACATTGCCGGTAATATCCTCAATGGCATTACGGAGCAGATTTTGACGTACAGGAACATCCTCGATACCAAGTTCTGTACATGAATAAGTCATTTTTCTCTCAACGTCATTGAACAAAGTTGTACCATCACGCATGGTCTGTCTTGTCAATTTAGTTGATACAATGAATGGGAAATTGCCTATCTGTATAGTCAGTTCTCGCTTTTGTTCCCCTGAAATATCACCGTCTTTCATCTGCTTCATTTCAGCAAGAACAGTCTTGTTGTGTTCCTTGAAGAAATCATCCATTGTATCAACAGAGGTAAAGCGATGTTTGCCGATTATAATCTCTTTGAATTGTTCATCGGGGAATGATACCCGTACAGCCTCCAAGGATCGGCTGTTATCCTCAATGCGCTTTTCAGCATCTTTGATAAAGGCTTTTAACCTTGGCTTGGCATTATGGATGTAGGCTTGGTCTGTTTCCCATTGCTTTTTACGGCTTGCATACTTGCGTACATTCTTTTCCGCATTGTTTTTCAGCATAGCATACTCACTGCCGGAGAGTTGTGCTATAGTATCTCCAAACACATCTTCTTCCTCCTCAAGCACACGGTTGGTCATACTGTTCGACATCATCTGCTTGCCATTCATAATACTATCGGCAATGGCCCCCTTTGTTTTCAGGCGTTGGTAGGCGGTTACGTCCAGACTATCCTCTACACCGAAACGCAAGATACGTACAGGTTTATTCATATCCTTGTGCAGATTTCCCTGTCGCAAAATACGTCCGTTACGTTGGGTATAGTCCATTGGACGGTTAGGCGCATCCAAATGTATCAGCGTGTGCAAGCGTTCCTGAATGTTCACGCCTGTACCGAGTGTAAAGGTCGAACCGAGAATCACACGCACCTCGCCACGGTTTACCTTTTCAAAGATTTCAAGTTTTTTCTTGACAGTCATTCCCGACCTCATTATCACAATCTCATCTGCAGGAACCCCCTCTGTAATCAGCTTATCCCTGATGTCATCATAAAGGTTGAAGCCACTCTGTTTGTTTTGGTAATTGTCGGCAAAAATGGCAACCGTACCTTTGTAATCGGCTGTTTCTTTCAGTGAGCGCAATGTCTGTCGAACGGCTTCATGAGTCTTACTGTTTACATCATCTTCGGCATCAGATTGTACCAATCGGGCATCCACGGCAGCGGCTTTGGCAATACCGTACATCGTGAGCGGGATGTGGCTGTTCTCTTTCTTCTCCTTTCCGCTCATCTGTTCATAATGTTCAAGTTCGTTCTTTACGAACTTCATGATGCTACGTAATGCGCGTGTCTGTGGCAGATAAAGGTCTTGTGCCTTTCCTCCCTCCATTTCGGGTATTTTGTCCTTTACGCCGCCGGCTTCTTTGGTTAGGACGGTATCGGACACTCCCGACCATATACGCACCAGTTCAGGCAAATTGACATACCCAGCAAAGCGGTTGTTCTCTTTGAACTTTCCACTTGTGGTGAACTCCAGCATCTGCTGAATGTTACCAAAGTTGCGCACAAAGTCATCAAAGTAATAGATACCGTACTCTTTCATCGTATCAGCGGGCATGAGATAGCGCATGAACGTCCAAATCTCTGCGGCGGTGTTGCTGATGGGTGTACCGGTTGCGAAGATTACGTTCCGTCCGTTGTTTTTTTCCAAGATAGCCTGTGTCTTCAGGAACACGCCTTGTGACTTCTTGCTGTATGACGGATCCACACCTTTAACTCCACGCTGCATGGCAGTGGCAAATCCGAGGTGCTTATACTCGTGCGCTTCATCTACAAGTAAAGCATCAATGCCCATATCGTCAAAGTTCTCCACATCGTCAGTTCGGCGGTCAAGCATTTCCATAGCTTTAACCTCTGCGTTCTGCAAAGCTACAGCACGTTTCTTTTCATCATTGGCGGTACGTTTCTTTGAAGCATTGTCTGCAAGTCCAGCAAGCTGCTCCTCCAATAATTCGATTTCCCGTTCAGCCTGTCGGGTAATCATATTTTTTCCGTCCGGGTCTTCTTCTTTCATCTTTTCAAGAATGAGCATCTTCTCCTCAATCTTGTCCTGTACGAAAGTCATTTCCCTTTCCTCGCTGTCGGGGATAAATTCAAAGGTAGACTGCGGAATGACAATCATATCCCAATCGTTGTAGCGTATCTTGGCATAAAAGTTCTTTCTGCCCTCTGCACTGCGGTCTGCTTCTTCAAGTGTCAGTATCTTGGCGTTGGGGTACAGTTCCTTTGCACTTGCAACGAATTGTCCAACAGTAGCATTCTGCACTACAATCATGGGTTTGCGTGCAGTACCCAAACGGCGCATTTCCATTGCTGTAGAAATTAGAGTAAAGGTTTTCCCTGTTCCAACCTCATGGGCAAGCAACAAAGGCTGTTGTGTGCCTCTTATAATGGCTCTGCCTTGATGCGGACGCATCTTAAACTTGTGCGAGGCACCTCCGAAATACTCCGGTACAAACTCATCTGGTATGCTCATAGGCACAAAGTTATTGAACGTGTCATTATAGATACGCTCAATCAATGCCGACATTTCCGGGTCGCTCTGCATCTTCTGCCTTGCCCAATCCTTGAAATCTTGACGGATTTCATCAATTTTGGCGGCACAAGCCTGTGTCGCTTCCTTGTCGGTAATGGTTTCGGTAGTGCCGTCATAGTGTTTCTTGGTGGTGGAAACGGTGATGCTTCTGTTCTGAATGGCAGCTTCAATGAGAGTATGCCCCATAATGGTACGGTTAAGCATTTCGCTGGTTACCCCCATTGCACGGTTCTTCTCATAATCAGTGAAGTATGGTTCTTTCATAAACCAAGTACCGCCCACAGCTGTAAACCGTACGTCAACCTCCGTGCGTTCCTTTACAAAATCCTCATACAGTTTCGGGTCAATCCAAGAACTTCCGAGGGTAAAGTCAATCAAATGTGCGGGGATTTCCATAGGCATGACCTCCTGCAATGCCTTGATGTTGCGGTCAAATTCCCCATTCTCGTTATTTACCTCTGCTTGACGCAGTTTTTCACGAATATTTCCGCTCAAGTAGTGATACGATGCTTCCATCTGTCGGGTTACAGGGTTCTCGAAACCGTAACCGCTCTCGATGATTTCTTTCTTCACATCCTCGATACCTGTGCCAAGTTGTTCGGCGATGTACGGTATATCTACACGACCGAATTTAAAGATACTTGCAATGATACCGTCCTTGACATTGGTAGGAGTGGGTTCTTTCTCTTTTTCAACAACACGTTTGCTGAATACATCGGTCTTGTCAAATTTCTGTATCTGGTTTCCTTTTTCATCTGCCGTTTCTTCAAACTTTTCAAGAGCGTATACATTGGCATAGTCCACATCATTTCGGAGAAACGCAATGGCGGTGTTCTTGTTGAAGTGTCCGTATGTGCCGACAAAATCATCGTATACTTTGTTGAGTTTGTCAAGCAACGGTTTAAGTCCCTCATCGCTTTCATTCGCAGTCTGATAGGAAAGGACTTCCGCAAGAGCTTCCTTGATAGCGGTGTATGCCTCAAAGCATTCCACTTTCGTATGCCCCTTTACCTTGTTGGCATTCACTTCGAGAGGTTGTGCGCTTGCAGTTGAGTTGATGTATAGTTTTCCGTCTTTGACAAACACTTCGCCAATCTTCTTGCCGGGCATTACATCGGTGGCAAGCTCGGTATTGCGCTCACCAAATTCCTCTGCACGGAATGAGCGGACAAATTCAGCCAACATTTCTTCCTGTTTCTTATTCTGTTTAGGATATAAGCCTTTGCTGGTCGGGCGGAAAGTATCGCCTTTCTCAAATGCAAAGTGCATTTCACCTGCCATGTTTTCGGGGTGTTCAATGAAATAGCGGTTGTAGTCCATTGAAAGCTGCTTAATGACTGGTATCTCCTTGCCTTTAACCTTGCGTGTTTCCCCGGTATCGTACTCTGCCATGCGCTCTCCGCTCACATCACTTACATCAATGGCATGGACAGACTTCTGCCCGTTCACACGCTTGCGGATAACAACGATGTCAGAGGTTACTCCGGTGCCGCCGAAAGTCTTGTTGTGCATGCGGAAAGCACCCACGAAGTCTGCGCCTCCCTCGCCCACAATCCAGTCACGGAGTTTCTTACTGTTGTCAAGCGTACCATTGGACGTGATGAAGATACCCAAACCGCCCTCACGCAGTTTGCGCACATTCTTTGCTATACAGAAATCGTGTATGTTGTGGAATTTCTTCGACAGGTCTTTGTCGCCCGTGGTGTCATTCACACGGAGTCCGGTAACGAACGGAACATTAGTAATAGCCAAGTCCACACTTCCATTAGGAATACGTGTCTGCTCAAAACCCTGTATCTCTACTTTGGCATCAGGATAAAGGAGTGAGAGAATACCACCCGAAGTCCCGTCAATCTCAATAGCATGGATGTCGCTGTGCTCGCTGATATTTGTAGGCATCTGCCCCAAAATGTTTCCGATACCTGCAGAACCTTCAAGAATGTAACCACCCTTGAAACCCATTTGTGTAACAATATCCCAAAGAGTATCTACAACATAAGCAGGGGTATAATACGCACTATTAGCACTCATTACAGCTTCTTGATAGGCTTCTGTGCCCATCAACTGCTGTAGACGTGTCGAATATGTATTATCACTAAATACTTTACCTAAACCACCCCAACCGCTAAACTTGCGAAGTACTGCCATTTGTTTAGGAGTAGCAAGCTCTCCACTCTCAATAAGTTGCTGTGCCAACTCTATAGCTTTAATATTGGCCTCTATGCGTGCATCTACCGAAGTTGGAGCATAGTTCGTCCCCCGGTCTGAATGATTATTGCGAGTATTTTTCGGTTCATCTATGGCATCATCGGAAAGTCGTGTTCCTCGCCCCCGTTGTATTTCGCCTGTTCCTTCCTGTACTCTACGATTTCCTCGTCCGTCATCCCTGCCTCTTTGTAAATCTCCGTCCACTCTTCCTCGCTCCATGTGTACGGTGCTTCTAGCGTTTCCGCTTTGTGGCGGTAGCATGCTGCGTCTATCCGTTCCTCCAGCTCCATTTTCGCTATTGACTTCTCGCTGTGTCCCTGTAATCTTAGTACTTTCTTGGTGTATTCGTCCATCTTCGTTGTTGGTTTCGTTATTATCAAACAAACTGCCAAACAAACCAAGCTCGTTTGACTGCTGTAAATTTACAGTTTTTTTCTCACTCTTCTTGCGCGTTGAACGAGTTTTCTTTATACGTTCCAGTGCAACTTCAACCTCCCCCGCCACTTCCGCCTCTTTCGTTACAGTTTCAGCGGTGGCGAGTGCATCAATGCCGGACTTGTCAAAGTTGGCCACGTCGAACTTCTGCACCTCATCGTAAGAGGTCATGTCAGTATTCAATCCGTTTTCTGACACCTCAGGCAAATCTCGCGCACCATTGTAAAATGCTTTAAGGTACGGACGTATGGAATCACCCAAGTCTACAATCATAGCCTTTGCATATTCTGCAAACTTCCGTGAGCCTTTCTCTAAATGGTAAACAGCCATTTCTGTGCCAATGGCAAGTATTTCAGGGTCAATACCAATATTCATTTGACCGAGTAACTTCTTACGCATACGCTCACGAAGTTCCGCATAACGCTCATCAGTAACAAGACGGTTACCACTCGCTTCAGTCTTTTTCTGTGAATTGCCTTGTTGCTGCTTACTCCTCATATCGCTGATAAGAGTTCGAGCTTCATTAGCAAACTTGTCTGCACTATCTTTGGTCAGAAAAATAATATTTCCTTCATGATAAACGTCTCCACCACGCTTCTCTCCTAAATCCATCACAGCCTGCTTTTCCGCGTCAATCATCTTCATCAAAGTACGAACAGAATATCTGTTATCCATTTCCTTATCAACAACGAAATCTGTCCTTTTGTCATGAATTTCATCCTTTGCCTTGCGATCAAGTTCTCGGGTCTTAATTTTATTTTCAAGCGGAACACCAACTGCATCCAAAACTTCTTGCATGCCATTCTGCGGATTGCGAAGAATGCCTAACATTTCCTCCGGGCTGTTGGTTGTCTGACGAAAACCTGCATCACCAATAGGTATGGGACCGCTCACATCATCGCGAGTCAAAGTCGTATATCCGGTTTCCTTATCAACAGAAACAGAGTATTGCCATACAGGGGTGTAATCCTGTTTTTCATCCTTTGCTGGTGCTTTGGGTTTAGTAAACAGCACATCACCATCATTTACAGCCTGTATATCCAACATTGATATGGGAGGTTGTCCTTGTGCATCTACTGCGTATTCTACTAATCGCTTGGCATCCTCTTCGCTACGCATCATAAAGCCGTGTTTTTCCCTGTCCCACCAACCTTTCATTTCTTTGGCGAACATACTTACATGCTTTTGAACTTCCTTGCGCAATTCCGATTGGAACTCAACAAGTTGCATATCTAACACCTTACCTCGCTTGGTGATGTACTGCACCGGAGTAATGGTGTACGGAGCATCAGTCGGTGCAGTCGCTTCTTCACTGGAAACGTCTTGTTCCAACTTGCGTTGTTCGGTAAAGAGGTCGTTAATTTCAGAAATAATGCGAGCCTCCTCAAAAATGTCGCTACGGTTGTGCGCTGCTTCTTGTTCCTTGTGCAATTCTTCAATACGGGACTTGACTTCTGAAAGTCTGTTGCCTTGTGTGCCGGAACTCTGCCCCTCGATCGTCTTTACAGACTTGTATTCCGAAAAAGCCTTGGTCTTGCGATGGCTGCTCTCTATCCACTTCTTGAACTCCTCTAAGTTAACGCCCGTCAGCATTGTCTTGTGCTTCTTCGCCCAATTTCTGTCATAATTAGCAAAGTAAGCTGCTTCAGCATCGTCAGCCTCATTGAAGCCCAGCATAACCTTGTGTTCGTCAAACGTGCCGTCCTCGTTATATTGGTCAACCACAAACACCTTGCGACCATTCCACCCGTCAATATCATCAGAGAGGAACACGTCTATATGGTCGCCGTCTACACCTTCCGTGCCACGAATATAGCCATAGGTGTTCTGCATGGTCGTTTCCCATTTGTTGCCCTCTGTGTCTATTCCACTACGAACGGATCCTTTCGGGTTCTCAATGGTGATATTGAATGTACCAACCTGCACATGACCTTTCTTATAATTGCCGGCTTCTTTCTGTTTCTCCGTAGGAGTAGTATCGGTTTCTTTCTCTGCCACTGCAACGGCATTGGCTAAAGACGAAGATGCATCAATATAATTAACAACATCCAATAAATCTCCGAATGTTTGACCGTCATACTCATAAGTACTACCTGTATAATTACCTTTCGTATCGGGTGCATCAACTTTTATAACTTTATGAGTACCATCAACAATAATTGTCTGTTTATAAGTATCGCCATACTTTCCGCTTTCAACCCAATCATCTTCTTGAACTTCAATGCGTCTTGCTATTTTTGCACTAAGTTGATTGTCAGTATCACCAGAAGATAGCATTTCTTCTTGTGATAAAGAAGGTTCTATTTCGCTTTGTTCACCAATGCTTTCAGTTCTTCCTGTATCATCGATTGTCCCATTTCCGTCCTCAACTCGTTCTCTTGGCGCAAGATCTCCATTGCTTCCTTGCTGCCCTCGTTGGCTTGTTGCAGTATCGCCAACCAATACATTGCTTCGCTGTTGTCCATTGTAATCTAAATTTAATGCTTCTTTAATAGCCTGTACGAGCGTCCGAGGGGTATTGTCCGGCTGTTCGAACAGAGTTTCTTCCTGTGTACCTTGTATAAGGTCATAAATCTTGCCGAATGTGTTTTGAATGAAGCTTTGGCTTTCACCTTTATACATTGCGGCCAAATGCAAGACAAAGTTACTGAAATTATCAGCAGGGAGATAACTTTCCCCTGTAACATCATCCATTTGATACTGGCGTTTCCAGTTTTCTACAGCAATACGTGCTTCCTTGAAATTCTTTGCCTCTGCAAACATTTTATCTTGGGACAAAGCATAGTAAGCACGAACGGAATTCTGTATCTCATCTACCATTCGTTCACTGTTCGGACTGTCATAATCACGGAAAGCAGTGGCAAGAATAGCCTTTTGTGCTTTTACCGGCAATACGTTGAACATTTCCTCCAACCGTGTGCTGCCGTCCTTGAAGATGCTTTGATACATGATACCACGCAAATCATTCTTGGATTCAGGAGTTAGGTTGCCCTTGCTGTCAAACGCACTCTTGTATTGTGTGTGACTGATGAAACCTCTTTGACTCATCCATTTCAGAACATTTGCACCATTGGCATCCACAAGTCCGGCAAACGACATTTCATCATCCGAAGTCCTAAGCAACAGGTTGGCAAACGAACGCATTTCGGTTCCCATGCGCTGCAAGGTGTTTTTAGGTTTGATACGTTCAACACCTCCACTTTCTGTGTCTTGTGCAACAAACTGACCAAGATTGAGGGCTTCTGTATCGTCCACATGAAGCATATTTACCAACACCGGGCTTTGTATGGGCGCAATGTCCTCGGCACGCAGTCCAAACTCTTCCGCATGGTCTTTCAGGTATTGCCTATATGCTTCGGCCTGTTCCGAATGACTTTCCCACATCAGGCGCAAGGCATCACTACGGTTGTTTCCCTGTATTACTTCACCACGTTCGTTTACGGTCGGCGCACCGGTGTAAGCGGTAATACTTGATGTGATTTCTTCCGGACGAATGTTCTCGGCGATTTTCCGTGCAGACAATACGCTTGCTTCGTCATTGCGTTCCTTTGGTTGTGCTTCATCAATAAAATGCAGAGAATTGCGCACACCTTGTATATGACTCGGTTGCAACAATGACGCATCAATCACGGTTACATTGCCAGGAACCACTACATCATTGCTGAATTTCACGTTCACCTCTTTACCTTGTACAGCCTGTAATGGTTCTTGTCTGTCAACCTTATGGCCGTTTACACGTCTATATCCTCTTGCACGGGCATCTTTGGGAACATCTTCCACTATATCGGGAACTCCGTTAAGTGCTTCACGTTCCTTGCGTTCTGCTTCCTCACGCTCTGCACGCAATTTTTCTTCTTCCGCCTTGCGCAATGCGGTAGCTTCATCGGCAATACGTCTGCGCTCCGCATCTGCTTCCATTTTTCTGCGGTTGGCAGTGCCGGCTATCTTTTGCCAAATGGACAATTCCTGTTTGGCTGCATCAATTGCCGCCTTGCGTTCTTTCTCTGCTACAATCTTCTCTGCAATAGTGTTTCCACCAGCAGATTTCGTTTTCTCGATTTTCTTCAATGCTGCTTCTTTGTCCGCAACCATTCCGTTAGCCACGGACTGGGCCATAGCTTCGTCTCCCTCTGTCTGCTCAACAATGGCATCCCAAGCAAGGTCGGGAGTTTCCGCCTGCTCATAGATAGGATTACCTTGTTCATCTTTGGGGATTCGTTCTAATGCAGACACTTGCAACTGCTGTTCCTCCAGAGAACTTGCTGCCACTTCCGAATTATCATTCACACTTGAATTGGCAATCTCAACAGGTTGCCCATTGTGTTCTATCAGCATGGAATCAAGCTCTTCACGGGTAAACATATTCACACGCTTACCATTCAAGGCATCTTCCGTATAAACTTCATATAGTCCATCGGCATCCACATCGGCGGTGATGTTACCACGAATACCTATACCATTTTCATCACGGAGTGTCACAAGGTCATTCATTGCATATTGCGATCGGCCTGCTTCCCGCTCTTCCTGCTGCAAAGCAAGGTTTTCTTCAGTTCTCTGTTGCTCAAACTCTGCGATTCGTGCAATGTTAAATGCGTCCACAGACTGTTGGATAGCCTCTTTTGCCACAGGAAATACATTTGTTCCGTCTGTCACATTGATAGTTCCGTCGCCATTGTCTATGATTCCGTTCTCATCTGAAACTATTGTGACCTGTATTTGCGAACCGCCTTCAGCGGCAATGGTATAGGTTTCGCCCGGATTGAATGTGACAACACCATCAATCTTATCCGCAGCTTCACGTGCAAATTGTTCTCTGATAGATTGTGCAGCCAACTCCTTCTGCTCGTATGGGTCTTGTACATCATCAATAGACAATATAGCATCGGGAGATACTTGTTCAAGCCCACCTGTGTCCGCATCACGAACAATGATGCTATTGTCAGAATCAGTCACACTTACACCGCTACCATCCGTATATGGTACAAGAGTCCCACTGAGAACATACACCTTGCGTTCATCCTGCTTCATGGTTGCCCCCTGTATCATACCTGTCTTGCGGTTCACACGTGCATCTATCATCGAATTGCTCTGTTCCACCCGTCCGTCTATATCATCACGCACGCGCTGAATCATTCCGTCATATACCTGCTTGGCGTTGAGGTAGTCTATGATGGTGCCGGCTCGTTCGGTATCGCCTGTCTCACGTGCGTTCCGCGCTTCATTCAGCCAGTCCACCGCATCACCTTCAAGGGCTTCATCGTTCGTCCCCACAACATCAATCATCCGCTGACGCTGGTAGTCAAGCATGTTCTTTGCGTCATTCATTTCCTGTGGGGATGCGATATTGTAGCCGTCCAGATAGCTCTCGTTCATCGCCTGCACATTCTCATCTTGTTCTCCTCCACGCTTTTGTGCGAGTGTGCCGAGGTTGAAGCCGCGCAGGTTCAAAGAGTGTTCCATATACTCCAGTACGGCTGCTTTTTCCTCGGTGGTGAATTCCTGGTCTTTGGCGATGAGTTCCGCCACTTCCCCCACATTCTCGTTGGTGGTAAGGTCAAGCGTAGCCCTCAACGGCTCCCATATTTCATTGCCGAGCATTTCGTTCACCTTTGCGTCCGCTTTATTCACGCCATGCTTCATGGAAGCATAGTTTGCAGCAGACAGAGTATGTTTTCCTGCCCCCATCAACCCCATAGAGAGTGCCATTCCACCCCAAATATCACCGTGGAATTGCCCAGTTGCAAATAAGTTAGTACGTGTGCCGTCCGGATTCTGCTGATAAGCATCATCAAGATTGAGCATTGTGCGCCACAATTGACCGTAGTATTCTTCTGATACTTCACCAACATAATCACTGACACCCATTTTATTGAACATCTGATGAGTTTGCCCCATTATACTATTCAATGCACCGGCATCTGCTTTTGAAAGTACACCTCCCAATCGCTTTGCCCCTAGAACATTGGCGAGTTTACTCATATTGCCAAGCGTAAGAATGGGATCAAGATGTGCGCCAAACATTTCTGAATAATTCTCAATGATAGCATTGGCTTCACCTTGCCATATTGCACTTCCCCAGGTCTTATCATTGGAGAAATCATAGTTACCATTTTCATCAACAACCACATCACCAAGCTTTCGGTCAATGATGTCAGAAACCGTTTTTCCTGCTTGTATGGTGTTTGTCATCAACGGAGCACGTACAAGCAAATCATCTGCAGTTGTCCCAAGCGCTTTGATAGTCCAATCTGTTGCGTACTGTCCTAACCCTCTGACACCATTCTCTTTAATATATGATTTGAACCCCTGTTGAGCCATTTTTTCAGCCGTTTCTTTACCTATGACCTTTGCGGCGACTTTAGTGCTTCCTTTTGAGAATGTAGACAAACCGTTAAATCCGCCACCTGTCAAAATGAAATCCAACATAAATGAAGGCATATATCCAGTCATGACACCGGCTCTGTTCCAAAAGTCGGCATTTCCACCGTATCTTTCCTCTGCCTGTTGTTTCTCATGGATTGCACCCATCATCATATCATAGGATTCACGCTCGCCCTCTGTGGCATTATCACCTTTAAATTTGTCGGCATTCATCATGGTCATAGCATCCGCCATATCACCCATACCGAAATCCCACGTGCGTACATCACCCATAGTACGACCAAAACCACGCCAAAAGCCTACATCAACCCCATTTTCACGGTCTTTCTGTTCTTCAAGGTTCTTGATGAGCTCTTCTGTTTCTCTAATGGCTACTCTCAATGCGCTGTTTTCCTTGTCTGATTGCTGGCGCGGTGTGTAAGTGGCTGCTCCCAATATGGCAGCGAGCGGCGCTTTGTTCTTTTCCGTTTCTTCTACCCATTCCTTATGCACTTCGGAGGCTCTTTCCGCTTGCTTAGCTTTTAACTCCTGCAAACGGAGATTAGCCTTGCGTAACTGTCCGCCGATTGACATATCGGCAGCTTGTCGGTACCAGAAACTCTCGATGTCAGCAAGAGGTTTACTAGTAGTCTTGTTACCAAGTGGAGTAATATATGTTTTTTCCAGTTTCCCGTTTTCAGGATTAAACTGCATTTTACCCTCTTTAGTTTGCAATCCGGGATTCAACCCGTATTCTTGTATATTATCTACACGTTCATTTGCGTCTTGTATCTGTGTTTCCACATTCTGCATCATACGGTTTGTACTGGCAATCATCTCTGCTTTTTCTTGTTCGGTAGGTTGCCACGCCTGTTCTGTTTGTACAGCAGGCTCCGGTGCAGGTGTTTGAATCTTTCCAAAACCTATATTATTCTCAAACTCTTCAAACGGTTCCATCTCATAACCATCTTTCACAAGAGCATCATAAGCTGCCTTGCGTTTTGTAGAATCCGATAAGTTCTTGCGGAAATCTTCTTCACTCTCCATATCGTAACCATCAGAAACAAACGTATCGTATAGTTTCTTTATTTTATCCTCATTTTCAGGCATAATGTTTCATTTATGATGTTGGACTTTTCTTTTTATTACTACTGTTATCTCCGGCTGTTGGACTTTTCTTCTTATTCGATGCCGTTTCAACTTCACCGGCAAGTTGGCTGATAGGTTTTGGAGTAGAGACATTCTTTTCTTTTGCCCCCATTACATCATTTTCTGTGGTTTTCACATATTGGTGAGTCTTAATACCTAACCGTTTAGCCTCACGCTGCACCGCTCTCTCATAATCTTCTTTCGTATCATAGTAAGTGGTCTTACCATCAATAGTAAGTGTCATCCTTTTCTTATTGCCGCCACTACCACCACGGTTATAATACCCAGCTCTAGCATTGGATGCGGAAGCAGAAGCCTTTGAAGCACCCGCTTTAGCCTTTTCAGTTTCAAGTCTAGCCTTTGCAAGATCATCAGCATATTCGGCCTCCACTCTTTTACGTTCTGCATCAGCTTCGGCTGCTGATATTTTATTGTTTTGGAGCTTAACGTTGAGGTCAAACATCTGGTTATCTCGTTTTTCCTTTGCGTCCGCAATAGCATCGGCTCTTTTCTCGCGTGCTAACTGATGTCTCCAATTACGATCATCTCTCGCTTTGACATCATCAGCCTGCATAGCACCAAACAGGCCGCTCAAATAAGCCCGGGCATTCTCATTACGTTCTTTCATTAATCGATCATACCTAACCTGTAGCCTTTCCGAAGCTGTGTTTTTTCCACTGTACATATTCGGTGCACCCTGCGTTGTAAAATACAAATTGGAGAGAGCAGATATGCCATCACCAATTGCCGCAAAAATTTGGTCACGTTTTTGCTTTTTCTTTTCTTTAGCAAGTTCTTCGTCAGTCGGTGGAGTATAAGGATTAAGCTTCTTGAACAGTTCGGCGTATGAAAGGGCACCACCGTCCGAGCCTTCTTGTTTGGTCGGAGGTGGCGGTGTAGTAGTTATGTCAGGTTTGAGTGCGGTAACAACAGGAGCGGTGGCCGCTTTTTGTTCCGCCCATTCCTGTGTACCCTTTACAGGTGGAGATGCAGAAGAACCGTCTTGCTGCTGTTCATGCCATTCTTTAGAACCTTTCGGAAAAGGTGTGCCACTTCCATTACCTAATATATCATCATATGTCGCCATAAGTTACCTCCACACATTAAAATGGCATTTTACTTGCCGCACTCGTTACTCCTTGTACGGCTCCGGCTATCGCTTCTGCCTTACCTTTTTCTAATTGATTAAGTTGCTCAACAAAAGCATTGTCATTCTGCATATAGGTGGCCTCGATGTTGTCTTTGCGCTCATCCGCATGTGCTGCAATCTGTGATGTTGCATCAGCAAGAGCCTTGCTATTCGCTTCTTTTGCGGCTGCAAGTGATTCATCAGTACCGCCCATTACAGCCTGTATACCAGCTGCCTGCTTATTACGGTTCTTGATACTCTCTTCCGTCTGCGTGAGAATACGTTGCGCATCGGCTCGTTGCGTATAATCCTCATTGTACCTGCGATCATACCAATTTTGGTTCTTCTGTCGCTGCGCCTCAACGTTTCTTTGAATTTTCTTCATTGCTTTCGATGCAGAGATACCACCAAAGATACTACCTGCTGCCCCTATAGCACTTCCAATCAATCCCATAAGACTTCTGTTTTAATTATTAAAAGTTATACCTCGAGTGCGAAAGTAAGCCCTTATATTCGCAACATCATTTTATCTTTTTACAGTTCATGGCACAGGGAAGAAAAACAGGAGGGAGAGTAGCAGGAACACCTAACAAGGTGTCCTCAACAGTCCGTGGAGCAATTGCAAAAATGCTCGACGAGTACTTCAATTCTGATATTTTCGTGAAGGATATAGCCGACCTTGACCCCAAAGATAGAGTTGCAGCTATGGAAAAGTTTACAGCTTATGTTGCACCGAAATTGCAGACAACAACACTTGATGTCGCAACAGAGACGAAAAAGACCATTGAGGATAAGCTGGTCGAACTTGCTGGGGATGAAGAGGACGACGAAGAATAATCTACTTCTCTCTACTTTAGACGCGAGGAGTTGCTTACCCTTAGGGGTATAATACAGTTTTGCTTAAAAGCGATATCCGAAAGGATGTCGCTTTTCTTCATAAAAAAAACCTACAAAGAAAAAGTTCCTTGTAGGTTCGAAAAAATCAGAAGCCCTTTCCTTTCTGCCGCTGATATACTACCGTCTGATTCTTATCAAGATTGACGATTTTAAACATCACCATAGAACGGTTAGGAATATCTTGGGGTAACATTGTCACAAGTCGTGCTATAACATCGTCCACGTTGTTGAATCCTACATCAGTCAACTCTGCAACTTTCTGCCCATTGTGGTAAGCCGCCCCATTTACCATATATCGGAATGATAATCTAAAATGCGTATCTTCCTGCTTCTGCTCGCGAACAGATGTCTTACCGGAGAAGAAAATGAAATCAACCACTTTCTCGTTTAATTCCCAAGCAGGTGAATAATCTATCTTTATATAGCCCCGTGTTACCTTATGTCCAGCAGCATGATTCATCGCAAATGCAACCTCATCAATTGAAGCTCTCACGTCATTCTGTGCCACAGTACCCCACGTGTGCCGGAATGTATAGACCGAATACCGTTCTTCTTTGGCCATTCCCATGGCCTCACATATTTGCCTAATTCCACTATTAACATTAGAACCAAAACTGTCAGATGTAGTCATACGCTGGTAGAAATTGAACAGACGATCGTCATCCTCCTTCGTATTGAGATATTTATCGAAGAGTGGTTGAATAATTGCCGGCACGCGCATTTCCATATATGCACCGTCGGCACGAAACTTCTTTGTCTTGGCACGCTGATAGTGAATGATGCCGTTCCGATAATCCTGCTTTTTCAAATTGTATAGATCAACTGTGTTGATTCCTGCCAAACAAAGCACCATCATGGCTATATCACGTCCAAACTCCGTCTGTGGATATTTCATCTTACTTTCCGGCAGAGGAAATGAAAAGAACTCCCGACACGCTTCGGGGGTAATGGCTAGTTTTTCTGCACGATCTGCCGAAGGAATCTCCACTTTCACCCATGGATTAGTTTTTATACGAATAATCCCATTATCATAGTCGTTATACTCCAGAATAGCAGCTTTAAATACCTGTCGCATACAGATAGGATACATCTCCTTAGCTCGGTGTGTCTGTTCAAGCGACTTAATCCACCTATTCATCAAGTGCGATGTGAGGTGTGAGAACATTATCTGCGTTGTTCCTAAAAAACGCTCCAAATGTTGCAATGCCAGCTGATAGTTCTTAGCATTACGTTGTTGACCGTTATCAATCATTCGGTTGATATGCTTTCGTGCATAATCTGAAAAACAAACGTCATCATTCCCACTTGCAAGAAACTCGACTACTTCCTTGACTGTCCAATGCTCGATATTTTTGCTATTAAGCCTCTCCGTATACTCCAATATTCTCTGCGAACAGAATTGCAAAACATACGGGTCTTTAATCTCATTAGTTTTGGTGAGTTCCTTCTTCGTCACCATCTTGTCTGTTTTAATGAACGCAGAGCTTCGATGATGAGTCACCCGGATATATACCGGATAAAATCCGTCAGCCCGTGCCGTTCTCACTACTGCTTTCAATGTTGCCATTTTATATTCATTTTATAATTAAACATTCTGTTTGGGTGTACTGTGTTCCAAAGCGACTGTTCCGTGTTTCAATGTGATTGGGGCAAAACGTCCGTAACTTATTGACTATACGGAGAAAGCATTTGTACAACACTTGTACAACACTGTTGTCAAAACTGCATAACTATTGTACAACATTTGCGTTTATTCTACTCATTTTTTGTGCAAAATGCACGTACATTTTAAAAACACAATAGGCGGTAAGCCTTTGTAAATGAAAAGCATACCGCCTAATTAACTGAATATCAGCTATACCGCCTTTATCCCTCGATTGCAGCCTGCGCCGCAGCTAATTATCGTTGCTTTTCAACGAGTTCTATAATATTGTACAACTATTTGTTAGCAGCGTTTTTCTATTGAAATTTATAATCTAAAGTATATTTTTCAATCCTAGCATCCTCTAAACGATCACTTAATGAATTCACTTTATACTCTATTGTCATTCTACTAGGTTTATTTCCTTTCTCCGATTCAAATCGGCTAATTGCAGACGCTATATCAAACGCACAATATTGTACAGTATATAATGTTCTTATCCTATATTCATCATCCGAAACATTATGCAACAAACACAACCCCAAATTACTATCAGAATTTCCATTAGAATCATACACCAACATAAAGGAATGCCGTTTTAACTCTTCTTGTATTGCATCAGTCGTACTAGCAACCCAGAAAAACATAGGAATAATTATAGTATGTTCATCAAAAAGTACAGGTTTAACTTCATTATAATTAGATGAATGAAAAGGAGCATTTGAAGGGTATGCATCAACACTCTCAAATCCAATTGATAATCCACTTATACAAACAGGATCACTCAAAAGCTCTAGATGTATTTCTTTCTTTTCTATATCAAACATAGAATCTTTATACTGACCTGCAATATAATACACATCACCAGGTGTTGAGAAAATCGAAATAGCTGTGGGTATTAATTTATACCCATCCATGGTTTTAAATGTAGCAGGAAAAGAATTTGTAGCTTTTGCAAAAGTTGTAAAAGTTTTCCAACCCTCTTCATCTTTATTACCATCATTTTCTTGCCTAGTCAAAATCACTTCCTTACTTACTCTTTTTCCTTCAGAATAATAATAAAAAATAAGAGTAGCGTGTTCACACTGTACTTTGTTTATCTCACGACCATAAGTTATTTTAATAGTACCATCTCCGTCACCTGCAAGTGGAGTAACATCCAAATCAATAACCGGTATTTCATCATTTTCAACTAGTATCGTCCACCTCGTATTGGAAGCAATATTTATGTAAGCTGTACCACCTTCTTCCTTTAATAAAACACGGTCGGTATTAGCTTCCAAATATACCTCAACATTCTCAGGTTGGCTATCAGAGTTTGAACACCCTATAATTAAAAGCAGACACAACCAAAGACCTATACAGCTTAAACCCTTTCTCATTTCCGTTCCATCAAAACACTTATCAATCTTTCTTTTTCTGCAAGAAGTTCCTCTAAATGTTTCACTTTTTCTTGCAAAACAGCAATATCCATGTTGCCATTCACCGCATCCCCATGGATTGAAGCCGGTGAGAAATCACCATGAGTTAAAACTTGCTCAACTTTTGCTGTCTCTTCCCCTGTGAGAAGCCAACGAGCGTCCACATTAAGTACATTGACGATTTTAGCAATCATATCAACGGAAGGTTTAGACGCTCTTTGCTTTCCTAAATAATTAGATATACTTGTTGGCACGATTCCAATGGCTTTTGCAAAAGCAGCTTTATTACCATCAAATTTTTCATTGACAATCCATTGCAGCCTGTCGTTTATGGTCTCCATGTTTTAATAATAGTTAATTCACTTGTTAAATCAGTATATTTACTCTTATAATCAAGTAGATTGATTATCTTTGCAGCATAAAGTTAAACAATAAACCATAAACCTCAAAGAAAATGGCAGAAAATCAAGTAAAAGTACGTCCAGCTTTAACGGATTTGAAAGTAGGCGGAGAGATTACTTTCCCCATAGCGAAAACCAAGAGTGTGCGTGCCCAGGCGTCTGACCTCGGGTTAATTCTCGACCGCAAGTATCAAACAGAGACTGATCGCGAAAAACGCACCATAACAGTAACCCGATTAAAATGATATCATATGAATTTCAACAGAGTCACTAAACAAATCGTCGTTTTTGTAGCAGGCTTCATTATGTTCTTCTGCTTACTTGGTATAGCAGGTACCACTGATCGTACAGAACAAATAGTTTATGCTATGCCACAAGAGGCATACGAGGCTATATATCTGAAACTCGGTAATGGATGCACCGACCGCCAAATAGCCGATGAATATATGGCCAATAAACAATATTACGATGCATTGTCACAATAATAAAAGAAAGTAACACTCTATGTTCACACTTGATTTCACAGATAAATCTGTCACTTATGACACATTCATCCACGATGTTGCTACATCAGTGGTTCGAATGCTTGCTGACACACGCAACGACCCCGAAATGGTTAGTCAGCGACAAGCATACGCAATGTTCGGTCGCGGTAATGTGGATAGATGGCGCAAACAGGGTAAAATAAATCCCTGTAAGCGTCCGGGCAAAGTTGAATATCGCACAGTAGAGTTACGCGCTCTTCAACAGAAGAAACAAGATTATTTCAAGTGACAATCAGACCTGATAGTGTAATGGTAGCACATCAACTGAAAGTAGTAGTTCAAATCTGCTTCGGGTCACAAAAGCAAACTGTATTATAAACCTTTTAAATTATTAATTATGAGCAATGCTATTTCATTGGCCAAAGAATTGCAACAAATGAAAGCAATTGACGTAATACGCAATGAACGTGTACGTAGCCAGTTTATCAGCGTGTATAATTCCATTTGGAAAGAAGGAGGAGAAAACGTCTATGAACGTGAAGCTATTTACTTCAACCAGCAGTTACGCGACAAAGATGAGTTGCGCTTATGCTCCGGAACATCTATCTTCTATGCGTTTATTGACCTTGCTGTCAAAGGTATCACATTGGCTCCTGGTGCGCAAGCACTGTGTTATCTTCTTACCCGTAACTGCAAAGTAGGAGTTGATTCAAACGGCAAAGAAGTTTGGGAGAAAGTATGCAGCCTCGCTATCTCCGGATATGGAGAGCTGGCACTGCGTGCAAAAGTTGGACAAATACGCCATGCCGACAATCCAGTTATCGTCTATGACGGAGATAGTTTTGAATATGGAGAGAAGAACGGAGTGAAGATTGTCAATTATATGTCTGCATTTCCTCGCAAAAGCGACCGTATTGTTGCTTGCTTTGTCAAAATCACACGTGCAGATGGGTCAATTGACTATTCTGTTATGACAGAAACCGACTGGAAACGGTTACAAGGTTATTCAGAGAAACAAAATTCCTATAAAGACCGCCGCACCGGAGAAACTGTAGTGAAAAGCAATGCACTCTACAATATCAATGGGCAGATTGATACCGGCTTCCTCATTGCCAAATGCATCAAACACGCTTTCAAGACTTATCCTAAAATCAATATCGGTAAAGGTTCCGTCATGGAATCCGACATCATTGAAACCCCGCAAGGAGGTTTCGATCCTTACAGTGGAATCGATACCACACAACCCGAACCACAGGAAAAGCAAGAAGAGCAGCATTTCGCGCCTCAACCTGACATGTCGGCAGGGGTAACTATTGACCCAGCAAGTCAAGGAGATAACGATGATACTTTCTAACCTTAATACATTGTACATATGTCTTCAGAATTAGCAATCATCAAGCAGGAAAATATACAAACCATAGTGTCTGCTGCTCCACAATCATATAATGACAATAAACTGTCATGTGAAAGATGTATCAGTGCCGGACAATCCATACTCAATACTATTACAGCTAATGGTGGGATGACGGACGAAATTGACAAAGAAGCAGCTCTTTTCATTGAAAAAGCACGTAAAACAGTCAGGAAAATGAACGAGAAACGTTCGCCTGTCACAAAACTTTTTGATGACATCCGTCGAGAGTTTACGGTAATAGAGAATGCTATTGACCCAACCAAAGTTGATACTATCCCCTATAAACTCCAACAATACCGTAACCAATATGCAGCAAAGAAACGTGCCGAAGAAGAAAAACGCCGTCAGGAAGAGTACAAACGTCAACAAGCGGAACAAGCCCGTATAAAATTGAGACAAGACATTGAAGGGGATTTTAAGGCACAATTCCAAACATATCTCAATCAATCCATCAATTGGCTCACTACAAAGGATAACAGTGTTACGCTCGAGAACTATAACACAGTGTACAGTGAGGTAAAGAACTTTTCGGTTTCTCTTCCTGCTGACTGGTTACATAATCTTCATACTCTCATCCGTATACCTGCCAATATTTCGGTAGACGAGCTTCGACAATTTGAAACTGACACAAAGGAACGCCTTGGTAAGCAATTTACCGAACAATACACTGCAGAAATCCAAGACAACAAGGATTTCATTCTTGACCGTCTGCCCTCAAAGAAAGCAAACCTCGAACGCATGGCACAAGCTGATGCGGCCGAAGCTGCACGTGTCAAAGCTGAAATGGAAGAACGCCAACGCAAGGAAGCCGAAGAGCGAGAGGCAGAACGCAAACGCAAAGAAGAGGAAGAAAAGCAAAAGGCGGAAATGGCACGCCAGCAAGCTGAAATGAACGGATTATTTTCTGAACAGGCTTCTATGCAGAATTATCAGCCCAAAGTAAAAGTCACTCAAAAGATAGAGTTACTTAACCCTGAAGGTATCATGCCAATACTCTCAATGTGGTGGAGTAAAGAAGGGTGCACACTTTCGGTTGAAGAGTTGAGTAAGTTATTCAAGAAACAAATTACGTTCTGTGAAAAACTGGCTAGCAAGGATAGTGTCTATATTGAAAATGAGAGTGTACAATATATTGACGATGTGAAAGCAAAGTAACCATGAGTCACAATCCCGATACATATTACAATCGTAGTGAGGTTAGTAACTCTGACCTCACTGAACTAAAAAACATTCTCCATCCTCGGATGCAATTCGGTGATAAAGAAGCTGCATTTCGTTTCGGCTCGCTGGTAGATGCAATTATTACCGAACCAGCACGAGTAGACTACTACCGCCTAACAGTAGATGATGAACAATATACCGAAGATGAGTTCCGACATGCACAAGAAATGCAGAAGGCACTTCGCATGGAAGCACGCCGCGATGAGTTCCTTTTTAAAGTGCTTGGTTATGCCGAAACACAGCGTTTCATGGTAAACACACAACAACAATTTACTTATTGTGGTTTCCCCTTTTCACTTGATACACGATGTAAGTGGGATTGGTGGCTCGGTCTTTTCGGCGGTGATCTTAAAACCACATTTGCCTCAACACAGCAACAGTTTGAAGAAGCGATTGACTTCTTCGATTGGGACAGGAGTCGTGCTTGGTATATGGACATTGCAGGTTCCAACCGTGATTTCATTTATGCTATCAGCAAAAAGAACTGCAAAGTATTCAAGAAGTTCATCAATCGGGATGATAAGGTCTACAACCGTGGACGCGAGAAATATGAAGAATTGGCTTTCCAGTACTGGTGTTTAACTCCACAAGACAATTAACAATGGATATATATTGCAAAGTAACTCAATATGGATTAGTTCCTCTGTATAATACAGACCTCGAACTAAAGAAACACTTGAAGATTGGTAATGTAGTCAAGTGTAAGGTTAGCAATCCCCGCAATTATGAGCACCACAAGAAGTTTTTCGCTTTGGTACGCCTTACTTTCGACAATTTGCCCCTACCATTAGTCGAAAAATGGCATATACATAATGAACAGGATATGCTTCGCAGATTCAAACGTGACCTTGGCTACTTCACTAACACTCTCAACGAATATGGTGAACATGAAATAGAGTATCTCAGTATATCGTTTGCCGCCATGGAACAACACGAATTTGAGAGGTTCTATAACCAATGCATTGACCTTGTTCTCAATAAGTACATCAAAGGAATTGACAAAGATGATTTAATCACAGAAATAGAAGAATTCAAATGAAACCACAGGTAGGACAATATCATTACTCTCCACACGGACGAGGATTCCGTATATACCGCTATACAGAGGTAACAGATAATTTTCAGTCAGCCTCTCCGGTACTTAACGAGCCAATCTTCTACGACCGTGAGAAAGCAAAGAAACGTGTTTATGAACTTAATGGATGGAAATACAATGAACAGACTCAAACATCATCTGCGCGTTGAACCATACGACTACCAACGTGAAGGTATAGTTTATGGACTGGAACACCGCCGTCTTATTATCGGTGACGAACCGGGATTAGGAAAGACATTGCAAAGTATCGGCATTGTTGATACAGCCAATGCATATCCTTGTCTTGTTATCTGCCCGTCCTCGCTCAAAATCAACTGGCAACGCGAGTTCGAGAAATTCACGGATAAATCAGCGGTCGTTCTTGACAATGCTGTACGTACGACATGGAATTACTTGTTATCTATGGGAGTGCATCAGGTAGCAGTGGTAAATTACGAAAGTTTGCGCAAATATTTTGTTTGGGACATCAAAGCGGAAAGTAAGCTGTTCCGTCTTAAAGATGTTGTATTCTGTCCTCAAATACAAATGTTCAAGTCAATCATCATCGACGAAAGCCATCGTGTGAAAGACCCGTCTGCACAGCAAACAATCTTTACCAAAGGTTTGTCTGTTGGCAAGGAATGGATAATACTCCTGTCAGGTACCCCCGTTGTCAACCGTCCGGAGGATTTGATAGCACAACTTTCTATCATGAACAGATTAAACGACTTTGGCGGTCGCGGAAAATTCATAGCTGACTATTGCACTGACCCAAAAGACAAGGATGCAGAACCGGCTGTACCACTTTCCGAACTATCTCGGCAACTCTATGATACTTGCATGATACGCCGTGAAAAAGCAAAGGTACTTCCCCAGCTACCTGATAAAACACGAGTAGACCTATATGTCGATATATCCAACAGTGCCGAATATAATCTTGCAGCTTCCGATCTCGCTACATACCTACAGGAATATACAGAATGTACAGATTGGGAAATACGCCGCAAGATGCGTATGGAAGCACTTGTGAGATTCATGACGCTTCGTTCCTTGGCCACCAAAGGTAAAATAGCACAAGCTGTAGACTTTATCAAGACATTCCTTGACAGTGGCAAAAAACTGATTGTGTTCTGCTCGCTTCATGAGATTGTGGATGAACTACAAAGGGTATTTCCGAAAGCCGTCACGGTTACAGGGCGCGATAGCGCAATAAACAAACAGGCTTCTGTGGATGCTTTCCAAAACAACCCAAATGTGCAGCTCATCATCTGTTCCATTAAAGCAGCCGGCGTTGGTCTCACACTCACAGCTTCCTCAAATGTAGCCTTCATTGAACTTGCATGGACATATGCAGATTGCTGTCAATGTGAAGACCGTGCACACCGTATAGGGCAAAAGGACAATGTAACCTGTTATTATCTGCTTGGTCGTGGTACAATCGACCATACGATATACTCTCTTATTCACCGTAAGAAATCCATCGCATCCGAGATTATGAACTCTGACGATGATATTCCGACCGATGAAATGTATTTCAATGAATTGGTCAAATCATTCTTAACAGCATCAGGATAATGGAAGTATGCAAAACAGATATGCAGAAAATTATCAAATATCTTGATGACGCTGCAAGAATGTATGACAATCACCCCGGACAACGTAATGTATGTCGCGCATGGGTAATAAGACAACTAATAAAAAAACTGAATAAAAAATTAGTAGTAACCAGTAAATAAAGTAATATGAGAATCTATTTCGATATAATATTTGTGGTTTTAAATGTCATCCTTTTTGCTTTGAACTTTCATTTTGCCTTAGAATCCAAATCATCTAAGTCATATACGTATGCCATCTTAGGAATGACTTTTGCCATTGCAGCTATCGTCTTACTTCTATCTACCGATTCAAATCAAGAATAAAAATAATATGGCAACACATCAAATAACAATAGCAAAAGCATCCAAGAATGACTTTGAGAAAGTATACAATCTGCTTTCTCCGATGGAGGAACTCTTCAATAATAGGTGGAGTAATGAGGAAAGCTGGACAGAGTGGGATGATGACAACGAGGATAAACTGGAACTTCTTGCCATCCGTAAAGAAATAGCCGAGGAAGAATACTGTGATGAGGATGAAGTGGACAACCGTCTTGTCTTATACGAGTTTATTAAACGCAGAATGAGATTATGCGGATGCAGCAACTGGCAGCGCGTTGTTACTGCCGCCGAATGTCTGATTGACATCTTCTGCGATCCGCAAGAGTCTTGTCTTGCCTGGCGCCCGGATTTGAAGCGTGCGATGTATAATACGATGCTGGGTGAATAATAATTTAAAACAATAGGTAATGAACATTGGATTAATAGACGTTGACGGTCATAACTTTCCAAACTTCGCTCTTATGCGTGCCTCTGCATATCATAAGGCAAAAGGCGATCAAGTAGAATGGGCTACTCCTTTCAACAGATATGATAAAGTTCTAGCGAGCAAAGTGTTTACTTTCACTCCAGACTTTAATTATATGACATTACAAGCTGATATTATCGAAAAAGGAGGAACCGGTTATGATATTCATAAGAAGCTTCCATTTGAAATATCTTGTAGCACACTCATGGATTATTCCATTTATCCACAATATCATTTTTCTATTCAGTTCTTTTCAAGAGGCTGTATCCGGAAATGCCCATTTTGTCTGGTTCGGGAAAAAGAGGGCTACATCCGGTCCGTCCACCCTGTAGACCTGAATCCCAAGGGAGAATGGATAGAAGTATTAGACAACAACTTCTTTGCAAACCCGAGATGGAAAGAAGCTATTGACTATCTTATAAAAGCTGGACAAATGGTTAATTTCCATGGTGTTGATGTCAGGATCATGAATGAGGAGCAAGCATTTTACTTGAGTAAGTTGAAATTGAAAAGAAGAATCCACATTGCTTGGGATTTACCGGATATTGACCTTACTGAAAAGCTAAAAGAAGTGACTAAATATATCAAACCTCGTAATTTGTCTTGCTATGTTCTAGTCGGCTTTAACTCAACAATTGAACAAGATATATATCGGTTAAACCGACTTAAGGAGTTGGGAATCTCACCTTTTGTACAACCATACCGAGACTTTAATAATGATCGCAAACCAACATTATACGAAAAGGATATTGCACAGTGGGCTAACAAACATCAAATATTTAAATCTTGTGATTTTGCCGACTTTTCACCACGAAAAGGATTCAAGTGCAAATATTATTTAAAACAATTAGAATAGAAGTAAAATAAAATAGCCCGTAAACACCTTGTAGTAATCAGTAAGTTTGGAATGGAACAGATGGCCAACATCGACAAACATTAAGATACCATCTATCCTCGTTAGTCTTGCTTGCGTTGGCAGTACGAGTTACAAGGTCGAAACAGTAGCAGAGGAAAACCAAATTAACGGGAAATGCGGGCTATTTATAAATAACTAAATAGAGCTATGGATGAATTTTATATGGTATTTGTAGAAGGATGCGCCACTCCTACCTACAAACATGAGAATTTGGAAAGCGCCGAAAATGAAGCGAAAAGACTTGCTACTCTTCTTAAGAAGAAAGCATACGTTTTATGTACAATAAAATCAATTGAAGATACTCAGTACAAAATTGAGGATTGTAGACCTAACGGAAGTGATTTACCATTTTAATAAAAATACAACAATGAAGAAAATTGAAATCGTTGAACACGTCATCAACAATACGACTATTAGTCGTTCACAAGCTATTCAAGCCGTAGATTGCGTTTTTGATGCTATTGAAAATTCTCTTTGTAGAGGTGAGAGTGTTTATATCCGTGGTTTTGCCACAATTAAGGCACACACCTCCAAAAGAAAGAAAGCACGGAATATTAGCAAGGGAACAACAGTTGTTATTCCAGCTCAACGCTCTGCCAAGCTCATCATTAGTAAACAACTTAAAGCTCGAATGAATTTATGATGCACACATGGTTTGAATGTAAAATCCGTTACGAAAGAGTAATGGAAAATGGAATGAACAAGAAAGTTACAGAACCTTATCTTGTCGATGCACTTAGCTTTACAGAAGCCGAAGCACGGATCATCGAAGAAATGACCCCATTTATCTCTGGAGAATTTACTATATCAGACATTAAACGTGCTAACTATAGCGAACTTTTCCCCAGTGACGAAGAAAGTGCCGACCGCTGGTTCAAATGCAAACTTATTTTCATCACGCTGGATGATAAAAGCGGTGCGGAAAAAAAGACTTCCACTCAAGTATTGGTACAAGCTGCCGACTTGCGTGATGCAGTGAAAAAGCTGGATGAAGGAATGAAAGGAACCATGGCAGATTATCAAATTGCATCTGTTGCTGAAACCGCTATCATGGGTGTTTACCCGTATTCTGCCGAAGAATCCATAACAGATACCATCAGCGAAAATGCCAACTCCCCTATTGTACGCAATTTCATCCAATCACTTCCTGAAGGTTGTAAGACAACAATAACAGTTGGAGGAAAGAAAGTCGTAGTCGACAAAACAGGAAAGGACACCATTGTTACACCTAAAAATGAAAACAGCCATGACATTGGAAGAGATGCTCTCAAAGGAAAGAAAACAAAAAAAGAAGCAAAAACATAACGATGAAGAACACCGCATACAATGCGCTTGTGTAAAATACTTCAATTTGAGGTATCCGAAGTTGAAAGGTCGACTATTCGCCGTACCAAATGGTGGTAGACGTGATGCTGTAACAGCATCAAAACTTAAAGCCGAGGGTGTAATAGCCGGTGTATCCGACCTGATCCTATTGAAAAGCAATCGTGATTACGGTGCGCTACTCATTGAAATGAAAAAGAAAGGTGGCTATCAATCCCCATCGCAAAAACAATGGCAAAAGATGATCTGTGAAAACAGAGAATACAAATATGTTGTATGCCATTCGCTAGATGATTTCATTCGTGAGGTGGATGAGTTTCTAAAAAATGCAGAATTATGGGACGAAATGTAAAAAAAGGGCTCGACTATTTCCCTTTTGATGTTGACTTTTTTCAGGACATAAAAATAAGGAAACTGATCAAGTACCAGCGTGGCAAGGCTGTCACTGTATATGCTCTCCTGCTTTGTCTTATCTATAAGAATGGGTATTACATGTTGTGGGACGAAGAGTTGCCCTTCATATTATCGGAACAAACCGGTTTTGAAGAAGCGTATATACAGGAGGTCGTCAAATGTTGCCTGGCACTAGGGTTGTTTTCTAAAGAACTCTTTGATAAGGAAAAAGTTCTCACTTCAATCGGAATACAAGAACGCTATAAACGAATATGTGATGATTGCAGAAGAAAGTGTGAATTTTCAGAGTTTAACCTTATTTCTTCCGAAGATAAACGCATTTCTTCCGAAGAAAAGCCCAAAAACTCCGCAGAAAGTACACAAATAAAAGAAAAGGAAATAAAAGAACAGAAAATACCTCCTCAAACTCCCCCTAACGGGGTCGTTTCGTCGGACAGAGGAGGAAGAATAACTTCGTCTCCTTTTTCTGAAAAATATTTTGATATTAAGGCAGAATTGCGTGGTAAACCGGGTATAACAGAAAATGACGTATGGGAAGCTATGCGCCTTGCCGAAAACGGTAAAGAATCATCTATCGGCACGGGACTCATCAAACAATGGCTAGACAACCCCTCAATGTGTGACTTCTATATAATCATCCAAAATCTACAGAGAATGGAGCGTGAAGGACAAATAAGGGTGATGTCTCATGAAAACTACTTTGTGTATGTTTTTCTGCTAATGAACCTGACAAAATCCGATGCAGATTCAGTTCGCCTATATATCCAAGACCCGACACTATTCGAAGAATGTAAAAAGCTGATTGCCGAAATTAAAAAAGGCGGCATCAACCAGCCCGGCAGATTCCTGCTCAAAAAGTTGAGAGAATGTCAAATGAGTATTAATAAACAAAATCTAAAATGAATAATATAAATCTACTATACGTCGATCTATTCTGTGGTGCAGGAGGAACGTCCACCGGAGTAGAATCAGCGAGAATAAATGGTGAACAGTGCGCAAAGATTATCGCTTGCGTAAATCACGATACGAATGCGATCGCTAGCCATGCAGCCAATCACCCGGAGGCAATGCATTTCACTGAAGATATACGCACACTGGAACTATCAGCTCTAGTAGCACACGTACAACGAATGAAACAACTATATCCAGATGCTCACTTAGTTCTTTGGGCTTCTTTGGAGTGTACTAATTTTAGCAAAGCAAAAGGTGGACAGCCACGTGATGCTGACAGTCGGACACTGGCAGAACATCTTTTTCGTTACATTGAAGCTATTAATCCAGATTATATCCAGATTGAAAATGTTGAGGAGTTTATGTCATGGGGTGATATGGACGAAAACGGAAAGCCTATCAGCATGGATAAAGGTAGGCTATATCAAAGATGGGTACGCAACGTAAGAAAGTATGGCTATAACTTTGATTTCCGCATTCTCAATGCTGCCGACTATGGTGCATATACTACTCGAAAACGCTTCTTTGGTATATTTGCCAAAAATGGATTACCGATAGTATTTCCGCAACCCACTCACTGCAAAAACGGTAAACAAGATATGTTTGGTCATTTGGAAAAGTGGCGCCCGGTTAAAGAGATATTGGATTTTTCCGATGAAGGAACAAGTATTTTTCGTGAGAAACCACTTGCTGAAAAGACAATGGAACGTATTTATGCCGGCCTGATAAAATTTGTAGCCGGAGGCAAAGATGCTTTTCTTATCAAATATAATTCCATGAGTCGGACTGGAAAATACAATGCTCCTGGGATTGATGAACCATGCCCGGTAGTAGCTACGCAAAACAGACTGGGAGTTGCACAGGTATGCTTTCTTTCAAAACAGTTCAGTGGACACCCCGAAAGCAAGAATGTTTCTATTAATGAACCAGCCGGAACAATTACATGCAAAGATCATCATGCGTTTGTATCAGCTCATTACGGTAACGGATTTAACCGCTCAATAAACGAACCGTCTGCAACCGTAACAACAAAGGATCGGTTCTCTCTCGTTTCTCCATATTTCATAGACCAGCAATATGGAAACAGCAAACCTTCATCTACAGAAAAGCCGCTTGGATGTATTACCGCCAATCCTAAATACAATCTTGTTAGCTGCAAGCCGTGGATTATGAATACAAACTTCTCCAACGTTGGTAGTAGCATAGAAGATCCCGCACAAACAATCACTGCAAATAGAAAGTGGCACTACCTAATGAACCCTCAATTTAATAGTGCAGGTGGTTCCATTGATAACCCATGCTTCACTCTCATAGCACGTATGGATAAAATGCCGCCTTATTTGGTCGCAACCGAAACTGGACGTGTGGCAATCGAGATTTATGATACCGACAGCCCTATGACCAAAAAAATAAAAGAGTTCATGGGCTTATACGGGATAGTTGATATTAAAATGCGGATGCTACGCATACCAGAGCTAAAGCGTATTATGGGGTTTCCAGAAAACTATGTGTTAATCGGAACACAAGCCGACCAAAAGAAATTCATAGGAAATGCCGTAGAGGTTACAATGGCGCGAGTTCTTTGTGAAGCAGTCAGCAAGAAACTACGCGAATTGAGAAAAGTAGCAGCATAGAATTATAGTAAAACAAAGTAGAAATGAGCAAAAAAATCTCCATAAAAGTAACTGAAGCACAACCGCTTCCTTGCCCTTATTGCAATGGTTTTTACGGTTATCAGTATAGTGATCTGTTTAGAATGAGTTACACGAGTGTGCATAATTCTGACGGTACATATTCCGGTGGGGAATATTCCGATGGAGTTTCCTTAAACAAGAGTAAAACAGCTTATTGTGTGAATTGTGGTACCAAACTACCTTTTACCCTAATACGTGAAGGTGAGGAACAAGTCGAATAATTAAAAATAAATAAGTAATGAGCAAAGAAGAAGCTATACAAGCAATGAAAGAGGGTAAGAAGGTTACGCACCGTTTCTTTTCCTCTGACGAATGGATGACTATTGAAAACGGATTTCTTCTTTTAGAAGATGGTGTACGTATCTCTTTGGAAGATTTCTTCAATTTTCGCAGTGATAGTCTTTGGGATAATGGATATGAATTGTATAACCCCTCATAACAAAGGAAATATGAGCAAATTAAAAGATAAAATAGTGAATCATGCCAAGACTGAATACAATTCAAGTCCGCATAGGTTTGACGATGCACAGATACAGCTTATCATAGAGCATGATTGCGAATGCGACCATTGCGGAAAGTCCATATTTGAACTCGATGATTTTCCCGATGTATCAGTTGAACGTAAAGAAGTTCTCTGTGAAGAGTGCTATGATGAAGAATATCGGACTACATGCCCTATTTGCGAAGAATCTTGGGAGATTGACGAAATGACAGATTATTTTTTCATATCAAAGACAAATTCTAAAGAGGTAGGAAAATCACCCGGCATTTACAAAGTTCTGAAACGTCCATTTTACTACGGGAATTGTCTGACCGGCTTTGATGCTTTCTTTGATGACGCAATACAAAAAGTATCAGACATTGATATTGAAAAAGCTTATTCTATTCTTCATCCACGACTTAACAAAGAGAATATCACGCTTGATTGTATGTGTCCTCATTGTGCTGAAAAGTACCTGCGGAAAGATAATTTTATTAGAGCTGATTCCTTGTACTGCATACTACAGGAGAAACAAAGAAATCAGATATTTGCAGACTATTCAGATGAAAGAATACACCGTTTACGACAAGATATGATACACAGGCGTATTACATTCAGAGGACTTTTACAATTACATAACAAATAAATCAAAACAGAAAGTAACATTTATATGGATGATAAACAAGTATGTGGCGAATGCAAGCTATTCACCAATGAAGATTCATTCGGTAACGGATGGTGTGAATTCCATCAAAAAGAGGCATTCTGTGAGAATGTAGCTTGTGAAGATGGAATTGAAATAGAGGGAGACAATTCCTATGATATGGGTAATAATAATCAATAAAAATCAAAAAAGGAGAAATATAATGGGAGAAATAGCAGAAAGTTTAATAAATGGGGAATTTGATTACATAACAGGCGAATACTTGGGTGAAGGAGTTGGCTATCCAAGAACCCACGCTTATGGCAGACGCAACGCTCTACCTATTATAAAGAAGCCAACAAGCAAGGCGAATATATGTATCTCAAATATGTGCAAGGACAGAGGCTTTGATAACCATGAAAAGGTTGAACTTGTAGCCAAGTTCTTACATAGTAAGGGGTATAAGCAACTGCCTAATCTATCAAAGCAGTATAAAATCATTCATAGTCAATATAAGAATAATTTTAGAAAGTTCTTAATTGAACAAATGGAGTTGAAAAATAGGAATGAAGAAAAATAAT